GAGCGTTCGGGTTGTCGTCGAGGATCTCGGCCTTGAGCTCCTGCCGCCCCATGCGCGTGCCTTCGTACTTCGTGATGATTGCGGAGAAGAACGCCGTCGCGAGGTTCGATCGATTCTCGTAGGTGGTTCCACGTGTGACATGCGTCGTCGAATCGGCGAGCAGCTCCTTCACGATCTTCGTCGGCTTCGGTGTCGTGGTGACGACGGCCTGCGGACGTGCGCCGAGGCGCAACCCGAGGCGCGCCTGATCCCAGGCTTCGGGGTACCGCCACGACGCCAGCTCGTCGCACCAGAGTTTTTGATGCTGCTTCCCGCGCAGGCGCTCGGGCTCGTCGGCGGTGAAGATCAGCGACTTCGAACCGTTCGGCCACAGGAGCTGGCGCTTCGACGCGTGGTACGCCGGCCGCTCACCGTTCGGGCAACACGCCAGGATGCCGCTCTCGCCCTCGATCATGATGTCGCGCGCGTCGTCGGCCGTGGCCCCGATGAGGTTGACGAGATCACTCCCGCGCGCCCACTCACGAACCGTCTCAGCACCGGTGCGGCTCTTGCCATATCCGCGGCCGGCGAGGATCAGCCACGTGGTCCAGTCGCCATCGGGGATGGTCTGATTCGGTCGACGCCAGAACGCCCAGTCGTACGCGACGACGGCTAACTCCTCGTCGCTCAACACATCGAGGCGACGCCGTCGCTCCTCGATCGGGAGCGCGCGGAAATCCTCAGCCGAGGAGTTTTGCACGCACAGCCTCGCGAGCGGCGGAGAAGTCGAGCGGCGAACCATCGGGGTTCTCGAGCGCGTGCCGCTCGACGAAGAGTTTCAGGTGCTTGCCGAGCAGCTCGAGCGATTGGACCTTAGGCCAGAACTTTAGCTTGCGGGTGACGCCGATCCTCACGCGGTCCTTGCCGCTCCCGTCGAACAACTCGTCCGTCTCGATCGACGATATCGTGCGACGCAGGCTGATCGGCATCTCGTGCAGCGGCTTGAATGCTCCGTTCTCGGCGAACGCCTCTGCCGGGTCGGTCATGGCGATCCGGAGCAGCTCGCGGAGGACGTCGTCGGTTTTCACCTCGACGCGTTCGGCTCGACGCTGCATCGCCTCGTCGATCACCTGGGCAAGGTGCGGTTTGTGAAGTAGTTCGATCGCGTACCTTCGCGAGCTGTCGTCGGTCTTCCCGTAGCCCGCACGCTTCGCTGCCGCACTCCCGTTCAGGTCGCGGAGATACTCCTCGACGAACCGGGACTGCTTCGGGGTTAGTTCGCGGCGTGCCACGTGGGAAAGCGTAGACCCTCGATACCCGGCCCTATTGCCCGGGAGCAATTGGGGCTGGCCTTCGATGGTGTCGATGCGCCAAGACGCGCGCCACGAACGCAGCGATATCCCGCGGCGGATTGTCGAGCACGAGGTGGCACGCGTAATCGAGATCCGCGTCCTCGCGAGCCACGCGCCGCTCCGCCGGGGTCTTGCTCAGGATCCGGTACAGCCGCCACCAGCAGCCGTTGCAGAGCGTGGCCTTCTCGCGGGGCGGTTCCCGCTCGCCGCAGACGTGGCAGTGGAGGGTCACGATTTGAGATCCCCGAACAGCTTCGGCCTCGTGTCGAGCACGCGGTTGCACGCGGAGTCGAATTCGTGCTCGAGGCGCTTGGCCTGCACCAGGTCGCTCTTGTTGCGGACGCGGAAGTAGGCCTCCTGGAATTTCCGCATGCGCTTCCCGAGCTCGGCGAGTTGTTGAACGGTCATACGCCCTCGACGAACGTGACGGCGTCGCCGTCGACCTGCGCCTGCATGCGCCGCGCGACCCACTTGCGATTCGCGAGGCGCCACACCCACAGCTCGCATCGCCAGCCGGCCGTGATGCTCAGGCGGAGTCCGCCGCTCGCGACCAGGTCGCGGACGTGCTGCGCGAAGTCGGTGGCGCGGCAGGCCTGCACGGCGATCGTCTCGCCGTCGCGCACCCCGAGCACGTCGCACCAGCCGAACAGGTCTGCCTTGGTGGGGTGCGGTCGAGTCGGGATGTGCCGCTCGACGATCTCGGCGCGGTACCCCTCGTCGCGGAGCGCCCTGGCGGTGCGGGAGTTGGTTTCGGCGCTCACGTGGGGAGTTCTCCGTATGCGGCGATGGGGTCTTCGATTCGCTCCTCCCAGCCTTCGGCCTTCCAGCGCTTGGACACTTCCGAGTTGATGGCCCCCTGCCGCCAGTCTGGGTGCTCGGCCGCGATGGCGAGTTGCAGCTCCTTGCGCCGCTCTCGTGACTGCCGCTGGATGTCGGTCTCCCGCCTCCAGTCCGGATCGGTGACCGTGTCGACGGCGAGCCGCTCGCGCTCGCGTCGCATGGCCCGTGTCTCCGGTCTGGGTCCGGTTCCGTTTCCGGGTCTGGCGTCCGGCGTAGGAGCCCCCCGCTTGCGGGGGGTAGGGGGGTTCCGGATTCCTGATTCCCTGATTCCCTGATTCTCTTCTGTGGCTCTCACCTGGCTCTCACCTGGCTCGCGGTAGGCTCTAAGGTGGCTCCGAGCCAGGTCCGCGTAGTTTTCTGGATCTTGGTAAGTATCGTAATTGCAAACAGTTATGATCGTGTACCGCCCGGCTCTACTGGTGGCCCTGATGGTGTCGGCCTTGATAAGCGAGCCAACCGTCCTCCGAACGCACCCCCGAGATACGCCGTTGGCTTTTGCGATGGCGTCAGGCGACGTTACGAGTTGACCGCGGGTGACCTCGACGAACTCGGTGCCATCAAACCAGCGTTCCGATCCTTGCTTCCAACGGGCACGGAAGAGCAGCCAGAGGAAGATCTTGATTTGGTTCCCGGTGAGCGTCCAGAGCCAGCCGTCGAACGCCTTGCGCGCGAGCAGGAGGGCTCCGCCTTGGATCTTCGCCGTCATTCGGTCTACTCTCCCGCGGCCTCTGCAACCTCTTCCCCGATCTCTTTGACTCGAACCGTCTCCTTCCCTTCGACCAGCTCGATCCGCAGGCCGGCCGCGATGTAGGACTTGATGCTGTGGGTGTGCATCCTGTCGATCAGGGCGTCCTTCGCCTTCTCGACGCGGCCGCCGAGCTCTTGCCACTCGCTCCGTAGCTCGCGGAGCTTCTTGGCGGCCCGGGTCACGTCGGGGAGCGCGCTGATCTGCTCGACGACGCCTGGGATTTCACGCTGTTTCGTTCCGTTCTCGGTGTCTTCCTTGCTCGCCATCTGTCCTCCTTTGTCGGTAACGTCGGTGGTTCTGCTCGAGACTCGCCCTGCCTACACATCCGCAGGACCTGGTGGATCCCTTTTTCAGGCTCGCGGCTCTGACCCTCGTCATCGCGCCGCATTCGCAAACGCATCGCCAGAACTTGCCGCCCGATCTGTCCGTGCGGTCGTCGCGACCGATCACGGTCAAAATCCCGAATGTCTGATCCGTGAGGTCGACGGAAGTCGCCATCCGGCGATTGATCGCCGCACATCGCAGACAGGTGGTCGATCGTTGAATGCTAGACGTCCTGGCGACGTCCTGACGCCCACAGTCGCATCGCACGAGCCACCGCGCGCCATTCCCTGGCGCCGGCTGTAGCAGCGAGACGACGACTCGCGTGCCGAATCGTCGGCCCAAGATGTCTGCCGGAGGTGGGCCCTTTCTCATGAAACGAAGTCCGGCGTGCATCCGAATATCGCCTCGTACTGCTGCTCCGCCCACACGGGAGGCAGGTTCTTGCTCGTCGCGACGTCAACAAACCTTTGGTGAATCGCCCGCCTCGTGTCGTGGCTGGTGGTCGCCGGGTCGCAGACGGTGCCGCGGTGCACCAGGGGCCGGAAGCCGAACCGCTCCTGAAACCGGATGAACGTCCAGCTCTCGCGGTAGCCGTTGGCCACGCGCTGCGCCTCGAGGACGTCCCAGGCGTGCTGCTGGGCGGCGAGGGGCGGACGGGTTGACATCTCGCGGGAGTTGTCAGATCGAGGCCCCGAGAACTGGACGAGCTCGCCGTCCACGTGTTTCACCTCCCGGCTGCTCGACGTGAAGATCCACCCGCACTCCGGGCACTCGAGCGTCCCGGGGGAGACCACGAGCGAGCACGCCGGGCAGGCCTTTGGGCCGCCGACGCTCGATGATCCGGTACGCTCCACGGCGACGTCCGAGAGGGAGTAGGACAGCCGCTGCGTGACGACGCCGTGGCGCAGGTGGTTCCCGGCGTGGTCGAGAACCACGCTGCCGGATTTTCCTTCGCACGCCCGCATCGCTCTCCCGATTTTTTGGAGATGCCGACAGAGGCTCCCGGTCGGCTGCGCGTCGATCGCGCACTCGAGCGCCGGCAGGTCCCAGCCCTCCTCGAGCACCGCCACGTTCGAGACGATTTTGGCGTAGCCGATGCGGAGCCGGTGCAGGGTCGCGTCGCGCTGCGCCTTGGGCGTGGTCCCGTCGATGTGCTCCGCCTTGACCCCGGCATCCCTGAACGCCGCGACGATCTGGCGGGAGTGGTCCACAGTCGAGGCGTAGGCGACGGTGCGACGACCGGCGGCCCGCTTCAGCCAAGTCTCCACGATGTTGCCGACCAGGACGCGCTTGCCCGCCTCTTCCTGGTCGTACTCGCCGCCGCGGATCTTGACGCCGGCGAGATCGGGCGAGCTGGGTGCGTAGACGATCGGCTCCACGAGCGTGCCGTCGTTGCAGAGATCGTCCATGTACGCGGCGACGATGATGCTGTCGAAGATCTGTCCGAGCCCGCGTCCATCCAATCTCCAAGGCGTTGCGCTCAAGCCGACGACGGGCACGCCGGGATAGGCGCCGATCGTCTCGGCCCACGACTTCGCGATGCAGTGATGAACTTCGTCGACGACGACGAGCCGAGCCTCGGGCTTCGGGCGCCGCATCAGCGTCTGGATGCTCGCCACCTGTACCAGCATCTCCGGCCACGCCGGCTCTCCCGCCATGATCATCCCGACCTGGTTGCGAAGGCCGAGGAACTCGAGCGACCGCGCAGCCTGCTGGATGATCTCCCTACGGTGCGCCAAAAACAGCGTCGGCACTCCGAGCCGCTTAATGATCTCGACCGACATCACCGTCTTGCCCGAACCAGTCGGTGCGCAGAGCACGGGTCGGCCGCCGGAGCGGATGGCGTCGATCACGGCGGAGACGCCGCGCTCTTGGTAGGGGCGGAGTTTCACCGCGCGCCCGCCGTGAGCATCTTGGCCGCCGGTGCCCCGAGCGCCTTGTGCAGCATGGGCATGACGGCGTCGGCCACGGTGATGCCGTCCTCGCGGACGAGGAACGGGAGGAACAGGGCCTCGAAAGGGACGATCCCCTCGGTGACGGCCTCGAGCGCGGCCTTGATCCAAAGGAACAGAACGCGATGCTCACGCCGACCGCGGCGATTCATGAGGTCGGCATACCGCACGTCCGAGAATCCGCGCGCACCCGTGGCCTTGAGACGGAGCTTGGCGTCGGGCTCGAGCTTGATGGAGAACTGCGCACGGAAAGCGATCGCGTCCTTGGTCCCTGGGACAATCCGCGGCACCACGAACTGCAGGAGAACGCGGTCCTTGGCGAAGTCGTCGAGCCATCCGATCTGCTCGCAGCTCCACTCGCACAGGAGCTGCGTGATCTGCTCGCGCGACCGGGAGATCGCGACCTCGGTGTCCTGGGCGTATCGCCTCACCTCCTGCGCCTCCGATGGAACGCCCGCACGTGTTGGTCGAGCGACTCCTTCGTTGCGAACTTGCGCGGGAACTGCGGCCGGCACTCCGGGCACGGGATCACGCGCACGGTGGACTGGACGTCCATCGGCAGGGCTGCGACCTCGTCGAGCATGGCGAAGTAGGCGCCGTCGGGGAGATCGTCGGGCACGATGTCCTGGGCTACGGCGTGGCCGATGCGGCGGGGGCTCACCGCTTGTCTCGTCGGTTCTGCACGATCACGATCGTCACCACGACGACAATTGCCGCCACCATAAGTACGAGGCTCAATGCGAGCGCGGTCATGGTTTCACCCCGCACCGTTTGAACAGAGCGAGCACTACAGACACCGCCGCCTCGCACTCCCCCCTCGTCGGCAGCGTGGAGGCGTGGGCGGCGTGCTCGGCGAGGGCGGCGCGAAGCGCCTCCAGTGACTTCCAACCCTCGTAACCAGGTGGCCTACCGACGATCGCTTGAACGTCTTGCTGCCACTCGTCCATGTCCGCGAGGACTGCCCGCGCGACCTCCGCCAACCGCCCGGTCATGGCTTGGCCCGATTCGTCTGAAACAGCTTGATTACCGCGTCGGCCGCGCGTTCCGCGTCGTAATCCCACCAATCGCCGGATCGGAGGATCGCGATGGTGAGGTCGCGACGGGTCGGGATCGCCTTGAGGCCGGCGATTTCCTTCTTCAGCTCGTCGCGCTCACAGATGAGCCGGTCTACGTCGCCTTCGAGGCGCTCGCAAATTCCGCAGCGTGGTTCGGTCACGCCGCCGCCCTGTCGTGTTCGGCGACGATCGTTCCGCCGGCCACAATCAAACGCGCGTCTGCTGCCTCGAATACCTCGGGCTGATGGGCAACAAACAAAACCTGCGAAAATCCGCCGAGTACTCGAGCCCTCCGCAACATGGCGACATACGCGGCGGCGTTTGTCGTGTCGAGCGCCCCCGCGGTTTCGTCGCGCCACAGCGTCTCGTATCGGATCCCGCTCTTCCGTGCGTTGAAGATCGCGATCGCGAGTCCGATCGCCTCGCCCACCACGACCTTCTCGCCACCGCTGAGCGCCTCGACCGGCCGCTCGGCGGCGCCGTCGTAGACCCTGACGTCGAACACTTCCTTCTGCCCCCCGTCCCGTTTCGTCGCCAGCGTCTCGAACGTGATGGAAAACCGCGGGCCATAGCAGGCGGCCAGCAGATCGTTGGTCAGCGTGGCCACCTCGGGGCCGGCGGCGTCGATCTCGAGCGCCTGGACGCCATCGCGGCCGAGGGACTTCGTGAGCAGGTTCCAGTCGCCGAGCTCCTGCTCCGCGAGCTGCACGGCGGCCTGGAGGTCTGGCAGGCGCGCGGCCTTCTGGCGGAGCGCGTCGACGCGGGCCTGCGCGGTGGCCCGGTCCTGGTCGGCGCCCCGCTGCGTGGCCTCCGCGCCTTTGCGGTTGACCTCGGCGATCGCGTGCGCGCGTTCCGCCCCCGCGACGTCGCCGGCGTCGCGCTTCGCCACTTCGAGGGCCATCGTGGCTTCTGCCAGCGCCTCGCTCGCCCGCTTCATCGCGGCGCCGGCGTCCTGGCAGGCCTCGTCGGCCTCCATCAGCTCGGCCTCGTACTGCTCCTCTGCGGTCTTGCGGTTCTCGGCGGCCGTGGCCATGGCGGCAGATGCGACGACGATGTCGTTCTCGGTCCTGAGGTCGAGCGCCTCGCGCTCCCCCTCGAGCGCCTCGAGGGCCGCCCGGGCGTGGCCGGCGGCCTCTGCGCGGGCGATCGCGTCGATCGCGGTCTTGATCGCGACGTCGTATGTGGACGGGTCCTCGAACTCGTCCACGGGCCGCACGGCGGCCTTCGCTTCGGCGTAGGCCGTCCTCGCCGCGAGCCACACGGCATCGTCGGGTTCCTCGAGCCCGGCGAGCCGCCCCGCCGCGAGGCGGGCGTCGGCGAGCAGCGGGCATGCCGCGGCGATGTCCGGCACCGGGCCCGTGCACGGGACCTGACCGAGACGTTCGGCCTGTTTAGTGAGACGCCCGCGCTCATCGGCGAGACGTTTCCGATCCACGGCGAGCGCGTGGTCTGCCGCTTCGAACCTTACCCTGGCGAGGTGGCAATTGTTGTCCGCGACATTTGCGACCCCGATCATCCCTACGAGCGCCGCCCGCCGCCGCTCCAGGTCGGCGACCTTGGCCATCTCTGCCTCTGCGTCCGGCACGTCCCGCAGCTGCGCCTCCAGGGCGGCCTGGCGGCGCCCCAGGGCCGCGACGCCGTCCGCGTGGCGCCTCCGGGCGAGCGGCTCCAGCTCGTCCGCCTTGCGGGCGGATATCGCGCGGAGCCGCTCTTCCTTGCGGTCGCGGGCCGCCTTCGGGCCACGACCGGCCACCGCGGTCGCCTTCTCGGCCTCGACGTAGGCAGCGCGCGCCGTCCGCTCCGCGGCCGCCAACGTCGCGATCCGCTCGCCGGCGCCCTTGGCCCGCTCGTGCGCGGCGATCGCGGCGGCCTCCTCGGTGCGCGCCCGGTCGATCGCGATGGCTGCGGCGTCGGCGGCGGCCTCCGCTCCGATCAGCTCGCACTCCGCTACCTCGAGGCCGGCGGCCTCCTGTTCGGCGGCCGTGAGGGTGAGCCGATGCCGATCGAGGTGCACGTCCGCCGACGTCCCCCGCTCCCGCGCCGTCTCCGCCAGCACCTGCAGCGCCCCGAGGCCGAGCAGCTCGACGAAGAGGTCCTTGCGATCCGATTTCTTCATGCCCAGGAACGATCCGCTCTTCGTCTGGCTGGCGAACACTGAAGACAGGAAGAGCTGGTACGAACCGAAGTGCGCGGCGATCGCGAACTCGAATTCCGCAGCGCGACCGGTGGTCAGTGAGACGCCATCGATAAACAGATAGCTCTCGGTGCGGCGATGGGCCGCGTCCACCTGCAGGCGAACCTTCAGCTCGTGGCCGTCGTCGTCGAAGATCGCCTCGACGAATGCGTCGCGGCCTGAGAAGTTCTCGTAGAACCCGGGACGGCTGGGGAACGACTTGAAGAGAGCGACGGGGGTTGCTTCGCAAGCCGTGGTTTTCCCCGCGCCATTTCTTCCCACCAATGCAATGAGTCCGGATCCCAGCTCGTCAAAGTCAATGACGACCGGCGTCGCGGACTGAAACGAAGTGATTCCACGAAAGCTCAGCTTGGAGAGACGCACGACGCACCTCCATCGACGTGTCCCCACGTCTCCCCTCGAAGGACGAGGCGAACGTTCTGGCGACTTGTACCGAAGCGACGCGCGAGCGCCTTCATGCCGCGCTGCGGGTCGCGGGCGACGTACTCACTCCGAATGGCTGCGACGATTTCCGGAGTCAGCTTGCGATTGCACTGGTCCTGCCGGAGCCGAACGATGCGGAGCTGCTCGCCCTGCGATTGACGGCCCTTGCTCTTGCAGTCGGCCATATTGTCGGCGTTGGTCCCGGTGAACAGGTGCGCGGGGTTCACGCACGGCGGGTTGTCGCACCGGTGGCAGATGTGAAGCTCGGGGTCAAACTCACCGAACGCACGTCGATACGCGATGCGGTGAGCTTGCCAGACGCGCCCTTGGGCTCCGAACCTTCCGTGACCGGTCGGAAGGCGGTAGCCGCTGAACTCGATACAGCCGTTCGGCATCGCCACGGTGGCGGCATCGAAGCGCGCCGAGTCCTCCGCTCCGAGAAGTGGGACGAGCCTACTGAGGCGCATCGGTGGCCTCCAATACCGCCCCGACGAGGCGGCATATTTCTTCAAAGGTCGTATCTGTAAACCTGAGGATGTCTGTATCCTCCGGCCATTCCTGATGTTGAAACAGCCATTTGCCGATCTTCTTCGACGAATCGACGCCAACGAGTCGAGGGTGATAGATCGCGTATTGAAGTGTCCCGTCGACCCGGACGATCAAGGCCCGGAGGTCCACCAGAAGGTCCCGCGGTTGTAAGGGGTCTCTCAGCAACACACCCGGCAGCGGTTCGCCCACCAGAATCGGAGACCACACGCCAGGCAAGACGAGTCGTGTCCGCGAGGTCGGGTAGTACACGAGCGTGTGTTGGATCATGCCGCCACCTCCTGCCGCTGCCGCGTTTCGAGCTCGTCGAGCTTGGCGCGGAGCCTCTCCCGCTGCGCCTCGGGAACGTCGATCCCCGCGGCCGCCCAGTACGAGACGAGTTTTTCCCAGGTGTCCCGCGCCTCGACGATCGCCGCCGCTCGCACTCGCTCTGTGTGCTCGAGGACGGCTTCGATCTTCACCTCGTGGGCGCCGGCGTCGCGGTATTGCCCGGCGATGTCCTCCTCGTTGACCAGGTGAAGGTTCTCGGGATGCACGCGGTACCGGCATCGCACGAGCGCGCCGGCCACTTCCGCGCGGGAGATCCACAGGACCGGACTCTTATCGGTCCAGTCATACTCTTCGAGCACGATCCGCCGCGCCGGCAGCTCGCGAAACTCCACCGTGACCCCGTCCGGCTCGCGCCACCGCTCGGTGTCGATTGTGACGAGGTTCCAGCCCTTCGCCTCGGGCTCGCCGAAGTTGTTGCGCTGCGGTGAGCCGGAGTAGGCCACGCGCCCCCAGCTCTGCGCCTTGTGGATGTGTCCGAGCGCGACGTACGCGCACCCGACGTCCGCGAGGTCGCCGGGGGACAGCTCGACCGTGGTGCCGATCAACGTCTGCCCGGTGGACGTCTCAGACCCGGCGACCAGGACGTGCCCCACGAGGATCGGCACAACGCCGGCGTCGGCAGCCCGCCCGGCCTCGGCGCGCAGCGCCGTGAGCAGCCCGCGGGCCGCCTGGATCGTCCGCTCGGTCGTCGACGCCGCGCCCTCGGTGGCGTCGGCGCTTGACACAAGGTGGGCTTTGTCAAACCAGCTTAACGCGAGGAATCCGAACGGGCCGATGATCGTGGCGCTCTCCGGCATCGCAGTCGCCCCGGTCTCGACGTTAATCGGCCAGACGCCACCGAGCTCGCGCAGGATATCGAGATCTCCGTCGACGTCGTGGTTCCCCTTGCAGATGTAGACCGGCGCGAACTCCGCGCAGTCGAGCACGAAGCGTGCGACCAGGTTGCGCTCCGCCGGCGTCGACCGGCGTTCGTAGAGGTCCCCCGCGATCGCTACCGCGTCGACCTTGGCCGCGCGGGCCTGGGAGATGAAGGCGTCGAGCACGAGGCGGAGGTCGTCGAGGCGCTCCCGCTCGTCGGCGTGGAGATCTGCGATCGCGGCGAGCCGGCAGATCATCTCGCCCCTCCCGCCGCTGCCGCCGCCTGCGCCGGCGTGACGTCGGGCTTGAGCCCGAGGCTCGTCAGGTTCCGGTGGTGTTCCATCACAAACGACTTCCCGGGCCAGCACTCTCGGCATCGCACCGCGCCGCCGCGCTCGCGCGTCATCTCGGCGACGAGCGTCGAGACGACCTGCGTGCACCCGCACGGGCATGCGCACTTGGGTTCCGCCGGCGCCGGCGCCGCGGGGAGCTCCCCGAAGTCCGAGAGGTCCTCCGCCGCTGCGGCCGCGTTGGCGTCGGCCGCGTGGTCGTCGTCGATGACTTCCCCGGTCGAGACGTTCACCTCGTCGCCGCCCACCTCGATCGTGCGAGCGGGCGCCTGCGCCTTCGGCGGCCCGTACAGCTTCTCCGTGATCCCGAGAGCGTTAGCTGCGACCATGCGCTTGATCTCGGGGTCCGAGGTATCGAGGTCAGGGACGAGGACTGGGATCACGAACGGCTTCGACAACTCGTCGATCGTGTACTTCTGCCGGAGCTGCAATCCAGCCCGAGCGGCGCGCAGCAACGCCTTCGTCTCGGCGTTCTCCAGGATCACCTGGACAGCCTGCCCAGCCTGCTTGTCGGTCATCTTCTCGCGCTGCGGGCTGCCCGGACGGAGGTCTATCGTCCGGGTGGCCGTCATCCTGGAGCGTCTACCGTCCAGCTCGGGGATCTCGATCTCGACGACCCACTCCGCATAGAGCGCGTCCTTCCGATCGTCGGTGCGCTGAGATCGCACGACGTCGATCCCGGCCGCGCGGAGCAGCTTGAGGATCCCGGTCTTGGTCAGCGCGCGCTCGTTCTCCTGGCAAAACTTCTTGTCGCGGTACGTGTCGGTCCCGATCTCGTTGACGTAGTCGCCGCTCCCCACCTTGCGGAGCGTCGGGTCGATCACCACGGTGCGGAAGGAGACGCGGTGCATCTCGGGGATGTAGTCCATCCCGGTGAACGGGGAGACGAAGTTTGCGACCTTGCAGACTTTCTCGATGTGGGCTCGCAGGTCCTCGATCTTGGCGATCGGGCTCTGCGGTAGGACGGAAACGGCGGTGCTGGGTGGCGACATTGTGTTGGCCTTTCTTCGCTCAGTTGGCGGTCAAGTGCTGGCAGAACGCCGCGGGTCACTCCGCGGCGTTCGTTTCTGTGGCCTTCAATCGATCGAGCCGGGCGACGATCTCAATCACCCGATCAAGTGCGGCGAGGTCGGCTTCGTATCGCGCGACGATCTCCGCGCGCAGCTCCTGGTAGTTGAGCGCAGCCGCGGCAGGCGCGCGGCTCGCCCTCACCGGACTCGTCTCCGCCGGCGATGTTTCGCGGGCCTGCTCCCGGCGCGCTGGCGTGGCCGGTTCCGCAAATGTTGAACCATTCGATTCGATGACTTCGCGCCCGGCGTCCGTCAGAACGGCGATTTCGTTGTCGCCATCATCGCGAGCGCGCACGGCCAGGCCGCGTCTGAGCAGGGCTGCGAGGGATGTTTTGCCGGGGTGGTCCAGTCGATCGACAACGACCGGCATCGCCCCGAGGAGCATGTCCTGTCGCTGCGAAATAAATCCGTGGCCTGTCAGCCTGCCTGGGTTCACGCCCGGATCTCCCGCTTGTTCGCTTGACGCTCGTGCCACTCACGGAGACGTCGAGCGGCGCATTGTCGGCAGCGGCGTCTTGGTGTCCCGCTTGGCCGCTTTGACATGTAGGTATTCGCTTCGTCGAGGACGTGCCCTCGAAGGCAATGCGAGCGCGGCGCCTCGCGCAAATGCCGCCCTTTACGCTCGGCGTCGATCTGATTTTCTCTGTTACTTCCTAGAAACAGGTGGCTCGGCCTAACGCACGGGGGGTTGTCGCAGTGATGGCACACAAGCAGGCCGGGCGGAATCTCGCCATGCTCGAACGACCACGACACCCTATGGGCCCTGTTGCGGCGTCCATTCAGATGAAAGCGACCATAACCGCCATGCTCGCGATCGCCCTGCCACACCCAGCACTCGCCAGAGCGATCAACCTTTGCCCAGAACCTTTCTTGTTCTGTCACTGACTCATCTCCTGAAAACCCTCACCACGGCCGGTTCTCCTTCGCGAACTACCGAAGCGGCCGGGTGAGGCGCGCAGCCACGAGCCGCGCGGGGAGCTCCATGCTCCCAATGGTGTTACTTCTTCGGTGGCCTGGGTGAGATACAGAGGACGTACGCGGTCGCTTCGTTGTGGCGACAGGTGCAGCTACACGCCTGCCCGGTCGCCGTGCTGGCGAGGTCGTCGACCAGGAGCGCACCCTTGGCCCCGCCGTAGAGCAGGCAGCGGGTCCCGCAATGCGTCGCGCAGTCGACGAGGGTCGAACATGCGCCAGCGCCCTCGATGAACGGATCGTCGTCGCCCGCGCCGGGCTCCTCGAGGTCAGAGCTCGGCGCGGCGAGCCCATCCCAACAGCTCTCGACGATGGCGTGCAGGTCGTCGATCTCGCGGACCGACCAGCTCGCAACCTCGACTGTCCCGTCGCTCAAGCATGAGACTTCGATCTCGTCAACCCTCGGGCCGATCGGGTCCGGACCGTCTTGCTGACCGCCGAACGCCGGCAACGTGAGCAAGATGCCAGCAGCGACGACGAGAGCGGCTGCCGCCTTCTTGACCCATCTCTCTTCCTGCCGCTGCGAAAGCTCGTCTTCTCGCGGCGCGCCGAAGATAGGTCCGAGGTCTGGTCCAGGTGATCCACTTCCCATGTGACGGTTCATGCGATCTCCTTTGTGCGCGCTCGCACGTTACGGCCCTTGTAACTCCGATCACACTTCCTGCATTGACGGACGGTTGTCCGTGGCAAGCCGTTGTGTCGATCCGTGCTCAATCGGTACCTGGTGTTCTCCTCCGTCATCTCGTGGCCGTGGACGCAACAACCAGTCGCCTGCATGTGCGACTTGCGCGCTCGGCCTTTCCTGACGGAGTCCCACTTGTTATCGGCGTATGTCCCGAGGAACAGATGGTCTGGACGAACGCACTTCGGGTTGTCGCAGCGGTGGCAAACCAACAGGCCGGGCGGGATCTCTCCAAAGTGGAGGACCCAAGAGATCCGATGGGCGAGATATCTTTTGTCGCGGAAGTGAAAGCGACCGTATGGGCGTTTCGTCTCGTATGTCTGCCCGGTCCACAGCCAGCAGTCTTCCGTCTTTGCGACACGTTCGTTGAACGGTCCACGCAAGTGTCCGGCGATCTGCTGGAACGTCATCACACTTCCTCTAGCCGCTCCCGCCATCCGAACGGCGGGTCGAGACGTAGGCCGAGCGCGTGTTGGTAGTGGCGGAGCAACCGCGCCTGCGCGCGGACGGTCGCGCGGAGTGTTTCTAGTTCTACGAGGTCGGTGGCGATGTCGTTGAGCGCCTTGTCGGTCGCTCGCCGGTCGCCGTTGATGCGTCTTTCGCCGATGCGGGCCATGGCCTTGGATCGCGCGGGGGTCACGGATGCCCCGCCGCCGACGCGACGCCGAGAACGAAGCCGACGAACGCGCCAACCAACAGCAACCCGAATCCGACGAGGACCGCGTTCCAGTCGGCGCGATCAACCGACGCCTGGTCGTGATCCTCCCGCGAAGTCCGGAAGTCGTCGCGGTTGCGACGGGCCTCCATCACGCGATCGATGTGCGCACCGTTCAATCGGTTCCGGTCGCGGCATGCCGCTTCGAGGAACGCGACGCTCGGGACGCTGGGGACAGGGGGTAGATCCGGATGTTTGCTACGCGTGAACATGCGTCGCCTCCTTCTTCGGTGGGTACCGCTTCAGCAATCCGGCCTTGCAGTTGCCGCAGGCCGTGATCGATCCGTCGCGCGAACGGCCCCCGGGGATCGCCAACGGAACACGGCCCCGACGTAGATCACCGCGCCGCAGCCGTCGCAGATCACGAGCGCCCGGTGGACGCGCTCCAGGTCCTCGAGGCGTTTGAAGATCCGGAGCGCCGAAAAGAACGCGCGGAGGCGCGACCAGATCATCGCGGGTCCTCGTCGTTGTCACCGATGTCGGAGGTGTCGGCGTCGATCAGACGCTCAACCAGAAAATCGAGGTCCGCGCCGGTCAGCTCTGGCGTCTCGATTTCGATGGCGGCGGCGATACTGTCGCCGTATCGATGGCGACATGCCGCCACGGTTAGGCAGCCTGTCCACGCCGGAAGAAGAAGTCGAGCGACTTCCCGGTGCGGGCCGCCATCGCGGCGAGTTGCGAAGCGTCGGGCTCGTACTTTCCGATTTCCCAGTTGCGAATCGTGTTCTCGGTCACGCCAGCCACGGAGGCGAGGTCCGCCAGGGAGAGAGTTCCGCGCGCTTTACGGAGGCGTTCCGGGTTGAATTTTATCGCGTTCATGCGAGAGACAATACGCGGCTCGCGTATCCGCGTCAAGAAATATTCGCACTTTCAAGCAAGCTACGGCAGGTCTAGCGTTTACGCGATGGACAAGGAGCACCTCGGCGCGAGGATCAAAGAAGCCCAGGCGCGGTCAGGGAAGACCGTGGCCGTGGTCGCCCAGGAGGCAGGGATCACCCCTAGTTCCCTCCACCGCGTCATGGCGGGACAGTCCGATCCGAGCGCCTCCACCCTGGCAGGGATCGCTCGATCGGTTGGGACCACTCCAGACACGCTCCTCGGTTTTTCCGCCGACGCGGCTGCCGAGCTCGACGCGCCGCGCCTCCCGATCAAGCTCTTGAACTACGCCGCTATGCTGGGTGAGATCCCGCCGCCGACGCGACGGGCGGTCATGCAGATTGTTCAGGCGCTCCGAGACGCGAACATGGCACCATCAGAAGGCAAGAACTCTCGTCGGGACACGCCAGACAGATCGATCCCCACTCGGGTTGCGGGGAAGGCACGGGCCTCCGTGAAGGGAAGAGGATGATTTTCGTATCCACGGGGAGACCCCTTGGAGGAGGCGAGATGCACAGCATAAAGCTCGGGACCCTAGCATTCGCAGCGAAACGGTGAAGACCTGTCGCTCGTGCAAGAAGGAGATCGCCGGGAACGCGAGGGCCTGCCCGCACTGCGGCCACCGGCAGACGAGCCTGATCACGATGGGCTGCATGGGCTGTCTCGGGCTCGTCCTGGTCTCGATGGTCGTAGGAATGATCCTCAGCAATAAGCCCGAGAGCGACGGGCAACGACAGGAGCGCGCGCAGTCACGGGCTGAAGATGAGCGGCAGGAGGCGGAGCGCGTAGCCGCGTGGCGGAAGGCGAACCCCAAGGCCGCGAAAATCCTCGACGACCATCCCGAGTGGAATGAGCACGCCTGCGAGGCGATCTCCGAGCGGAAGATCTTCATCGGGATGACAGCCGAGCAGCTCCGCGCAGCATGGGGACGGCCCGAGAACGTGAATTCGACGATCCATGCCAACAGCAGGCACGAGCAGTGGGTTTACGGGACAGGAAATTACGTCTACGTCGAGGACGGTGTGATCACCTCTCTTCAGACGTCCCGTTGAGCCACCCCCAGGTCTTCGGCTGCCCGAACTGCGATTGCAGCATGAGCCGGGCGGTCCGCTACTGCCCCGGCTGCGGGTTCCGGGTGGGGATCCGGGTGACGAAGGCCTCCGTCAACGGCCAGACGGTCGCCATGTACGAGCGCGCGGCCGTTCCCCCGGAGCAATCCGACGAGCTGATCGACTTCGCGGCGTACGACGCTCGGTAACATGCGCTCCGCGATCTACATCCGGGTCAGTTCCGACAAGCAGGACGTTCGAAACTCCGTGGCACGGCAGCGCGCAGCGTGCCGCACCTGGGCGGCCGCGCACGGCTCCACGATCCTCCAAGAGTTCGTCGACGAGGCGATCAGCGGAGGGCAGCTAGGACGGCCAGGACTTCAGGCCGTCCTGTCTGCCCTCCGCAAGCGCGGGCCCGCCCCGTGGGACGCCCTCTTGATCGACGATGCCTCCCGCCTCGATCGCGGTGGGCACCTCGCCGAGCTGGTCCGGTTGTTCGCCTCGAGGTCCGTGCAACTGATCTCGGTCGACACCGGCCGCGACCTCGCAAGCGACGACGAGCGGTTGATGGTCCACGTCCAGGCTGGGCTCTCCGAACACTACCTGCACGAGCTCGGGAGGCGCACGCGCGCCGGCCTCGCTCAGCGCGCGCTCAAAGGCTACTGGACCGGTGGCCGGGTCTACGGATATCGCCTGGTCAAGGAAGAAGGCGGCACCCGTGTCGAGGTCGACAAAGATCAGGCGACGACGGTTCGTCGCCTGTTCCGGGAGTACGCGCGCGGCGCCGGCCTGCGCGAGCTCGCCTCGGTGTTAAACGTGGAACATCTCCCCTCCCCGCGCGGCGGGACCTGGGACCAGTCGGCGATCCGCGCGATGCTCCGAAACCCGAGGTACCGCGGGGAGTGGCGGTGGAACGTCTCGCGCTGGCGCAAGGCCCCGCAATCGCTCCTCGATCCGGTGAGCGGGCAGAGCCGGGCCCCGCGGAAGGTTCGAAAGAACGCCGCCGCCGACTGGATCGCGGAGGAACGGCCCGACCTGCGGATCGTCGCCGAGGCGGTCTGGCGGGAAGTCGCGGCGCGGTTCGCCGGCCGGGTCGGTAGATCCCGGCGCCCGCCGGCGAGGTCGCCGCTGGCGGGACTTGCGAAGTGCGGCTGCGGCGCGCCCCTGGTCCGCTCGGGCGGCGGGCGGGGCGCCCACCGCCTGCGGTGTGCCCACGCGGCGAACCGCGGCGACACCGTCTGCGATGCCAGGTCCATCCCGGAGGTCGCGGTCCTCGGCGCGATCGCGGACTGGATCGAGCGGTCGCTGGCGACGCCGGCGGCGACCCGGGCGGCGATCCGGACTCTCGAGCGCCAGCGAAGGCGGACGGCGAAAGTGATTTCGCCATCCGCCACCCGGGCCACGGTGGCTCGCCTCGAGCGGGAGATCGCGCGCCTCGTCGACGGCCTGGCGACCGGGGCGGACTTCCGTGCGGTCAGATCTGGCCTGGCCGATCGCCAGACGGCGCTCGACCAGGCCAGGGGCGAGCTCGCCGCGACGGCGATCCCCGCGTTACGCCGGGAAGGGGATCCGGTCCGCGCCGACCAGGCCGCCGCCGCCCTGCGCCGGGCGGTCCGGGGGATCCGGGCGGGGGGCGACAAGGCCCGGGAGGCCCTCCGGGGCGCCCTCGCGGGGGTCACCGTACGGCACGTCGGGGACCGGATCCGGCTCGAAATCGCGGTTCGGCCGGCCGTCGTCGGGCTCACCGATTCGCAGATACGGGGTAGCGGGGGCGGGATTTCACCGCTCTGCGGTCGGATCGTCGTTTAAGGCGCCTGGGCGGCCCGCAGGCGCGCGCGGCCTCTCCCGCTACCAACCCATCGGAAAAGCCGCCCGGGCGATTCGTGGGCCAACGTGCGGGCCAAGATCACGTGGCGCGGCCGGACGATCGCCACGCATTCGCCAATTTTTTCTTCGGGAATTGATGCAAAACGCCTTGATGTCCTCGGCCACCGAGCGCACTCATGTCCATGCAAACAAAGGAGAAACGCAATGGCCGCCACGAAAAACACCACGACGAGCCCCCGGATCCAGAAGGCGATCGACCTTGCCCGCGACGGTTGGATCAACGTCTACGAGAACGGGGTGATTCGGGTCCGCGGGACCCACACCAGCATGCAGATCGACGCCGACGAGTGGAATGCGGTCCGCCGCGCGGTCCGGATGCACGTGTCGTCGTACCACCTCGCCCCTTCGAACTTCACCACGTACGTCGCCGGCCGGTAAGGGAGAAACGCAATGGCAACCAAGAACCCCACCAAGATGATGACGTTCACGAACGAGGCCGACGCCAGGACATTCATGGTTCTTCGAAACCGCGCGATGGCGAAACACAACGACGTGGTCGTCATGGTCGAAGGCCCCGGCGACGACGAATTCACGGTGATGGACCTCCGCAGCGCGATCGACGACGAGTTCTTGTATTCGTGGGCGGTCTGACATGAACGACGCAACCCTCAACGCCTTCCGAGCGATCGCCGCCGCGATGGCCGGCCCCGAACCGCAGACCTGGCAGTGGATCGGCCCGTGGCCTTCGCAACGCATGTTCGGGATCACCCAGGCTCGTGCGGAGACGTACGCGGCCAAGCACGGCGGAACCGCGAGCCCGATGGCAACCAACGACCTCAACCGCAACCGCGGGCCGCGGGCCCGCACAGGAGACTGAAATGTCGGAGAAGATCGAGAAGACCGCCACCAAGAAGGCCACGAAGAAGACCGCCGCCGTCGCGAAGCCGAGGGCGGTGGCGGCACCCAAGGCACCCAAGGCACCCAAGGTTCCCGCTGGTGACCTGATGACGTTCGCTATCCGGCTCCCGAAGTCAGAGAGCGCCGCGTTCCACAAGAAGGCCGGGCCCGGGAAGGCCAGCGTCACCTCCCGCGCGCTGATCTCGGCCTACGTCGCCGGCGACGAGAAGGCGTTCAAGAAGATCGTGGAGAGCGGCGCCGCCGCGTAGCTCCACCAGGCCGGGCCCGGCACCGAGCCGGGCCCGCGCCGCGTCTACGCCGCCGCGCGTTTGACGCCGAGGCGATTGCGAAGAATCGCGATCCCCTCATTCACCACCTGCCGCACGCGCTTGCGGGACAGCCCGACGACGTCTCCGATCTCCTTCAGCGTCATCTCGTCGCCATCGAGGCCGAATCGCATGGCGAGGATCGCGGAGAGTCGTTCGTCGTGGAGGCTCATCACGAGCTCGCGGATCTCAGATCGGATCGCCGCGACGTCCGCCGGGTCCGTGCTCTGATCGGGAATCCGGTCGAGATTGGTGATCGAGCTGCCGGGGACGGTGTCGTGAATGCTGACCGTCACGGGGACCATCACCGATCGGCCTTGCCGGCGGTCGTTGGCGACGGATCCGAGCTTGAACCCCTTGGGGTTCCGGGTGTCGATCTCGCTTCTGATGAGTCTCTCAATCCAAGGGTAGGCGTAGCCCGACAGCTTGTTCCCGCGGCCGTGGTCGAACTTCGTGCACGCGATGAAAAGGCCGAGGCGGGCCGCCTGCACGAGATCTTCGAACTCGACACCTCGAGCGCCTGCGTACCCGCGCCACTGCCACGCGAGCTTCCACGCGAGGCGGTCGTTTTGCGATGCAAGTTGTTGGGCGTCCACGTCGTCATGATAGCGGGGGCACGCCCGAAGACGTGCCCCCCTGACGGTCAGATCGTGGTCGTGTCGACCCAAGCGGCGCTCTTGTAGCTCGCGAGGTTCGCGTCGTCGTTGCTGATGATGTCGCCGATCTGGCCGATGCCGTTGTCGGCTCCGGCCTGGTTCACGCGGTTGACTTCCAGGGGGATGTCGGCGACCGGGGTGTGGGCCGCGATGGCCGCCGCCATCGAGGCGTTCGAGGCATCGAGCGTGCCCTTCGCACCCGTCATCGAGGTGGCGAGTTCCGTGACGATGGCCTTGTCCGCGACGTTGTCGAGGATCAGCTGGCCGAGCGTCCCGAGCAACGTCACGGCCGAGCTCTTGACGTCGGTGTTCTCGCTGACTTCCGCGAGCAGGTCTGCCATGAGGGGCTTGAGTTCCTGGACTTTCATTCGAATCTCCTTGGTGCGTGGCGGACCGAAAGTGGACCGCCGGTTGTCGCCTATGGTTTTGGGGCTGGGACGGAATCGACGGCCTGTTGCAGATTCGCGTTCGTCGCTCTGAGCTTGGCGGTGGCCGCGACTATCTCCTCTCCGATCTCGTCCGGCACTTCTGCCGGCTTGGGCATCTTCATCGCAATCACGACGAGCGCGAGAGCAATTACTTGAAGCGCTTCGATGGCGTCGCGGTCCACGGGAACGTTGGGCTTCGGTCTCGGCACGTTGTCCTCCTACTTCGTCGGCGGCGCGGAGGCCGCCGCGGTGACTCGCTTCTCGGCTTCGTGGGTGAGCGGAATCGTTCCGCCCGTCGTGTTCCACTGCTTCGTGACGATCCCGTAGGCCGTCAGGAGGAGAAACGACAACACCGCCCACCAGTTGATCGAACACACGTCTGGGGCACCGGGAGTTGCCGAGGCCACGCACGTCGTCCACCCCATTCCGGTCGCGATGGCGCCGCCCGCCGACGACCCCATGATGGTCGTCTGCCACTGCTTCAAGAGTCTTTCCAGCATTTTCTTTTCCCTCCCTTTCAGACCACTTGAGGCCACGATCTTTCGACGCAGCGCCCACGCGGCCATGCGGACCTTGAGGTTCATTCGTGATACACGCCCACCTTGCCGCTTCCTCGATCCTTCACTCCGCCCACTCGGTTCTGCACGTCCGTCAATTGGCCTTCGAGCTGCGCCAACTGCTTACGCAGGACCTCGATTGAGAGCGCGGCATCTTTCGCATCTTGCTCTCTTGCCAATTGGAGCCGTACCAATGTCTCGTGCGTCGACCTCACCTCAAGGTAGGTCGCCCACGCCTGAGCGAAGATCCCGATGATTAGCGCTGACGACACGGCGCCGATGATCGTCACTCCGATCTTTCGCCCGTTCACCGATTCTGTGGCCACGACAGGGGCCTCCTTCATACCACCGCCAGGTAAGGCGCCGGGTCGACCGGGCGCGGCGCGTGCAGTTCGAAATGCAGGTGAGTCGGCGTGGCATCTTCGACGTTGCCGCTGCGGCCGGCGTACCCGATCAAGTCGCCGAACCCTACGAGATTGCCGGTGACAACGGTGATTTCTGACAGGTGCGCGTAGACGCTTTTCATCGCCTCGTACTCCGAAGCGATCCAGACTCGCAGTCCGAATCCCTCGCCGTGGTCGCCCGAGTTCTGCCACCCAGCCGTCGTCACCTTTCCGGAGTGCGCCGCGTAGACCGGCCAGCCGGCGATGCATAGGAGGTCGATCCCCTTGTGCAACTTCGGCGAGCCGTCGTCGTTGCGCCTCGTCTTCCCGAACGAGCCGACTCGGCCGGTGAGGCCGCCCGTGCGGACAGGCGTCATCCCGAGGTTGCCGAGCAAGGGATTGACGACGGTAATCACGCGGCACTCACAGCCCGGAAGAGTCGAGGGAGGCCAAGGGCTCGATTCCTCTTCTGAAGCTTGAGGTGGTATTTCGTCGAGTAATGGCTCATCAGTCGCGTGCTGATCCCGAGCGTTTCCGCCGCCTCTTTGTGGGTGTAGCTGGCGGCCAGGACGTCGACCACGGCGAGGCGGAGTATCGCGTCGAGGAGATGTTCCCCCGGCTGTCGCTCCCGCTCGCATCGCGCGTAATGCTCGACGGATCGGCTCACATACTCGACGCCGTCGATGGTGATGCTCATCGCGACGACAGCCATCCCACGAGCAAGAAAAAGACCACGCCGGCCACGAGCACCAGAGCGCAGTAGACCATGCACGCGATGAGGTCTTTGATTGGTTCCCACCGCTCTTCTGCGTTGCTCATTGGCCGCACCCCCGCAAGACAAGGAGTGCCACCGCGGCGAACGCGATCGCGACGGCCCACAATGCAAACAGCCATCCAGCCTCTGCTGCTTCCTCCCGCCGGCGGTCTTCGCGGTTCATGGGGCCGCGATCTCATCGCCGTGGTAGCACTCCACCTCGACCCCACCCGAATAGCAGGCGTACGGAGCGGCGCGGTAGACCACGCCGTTCGCCGGGTTGAAGTCGGTCGACCACGGAGAACACGCAGGCTCACCGTCGAGCATGAGGCACGAGGCGATTCGGTAAATGTATCGGTCGCCTGCTTCCGGGAATGGAGCGTCCCAGGCGAAGCACCACACCCGCTCGACCGTCCTGTAGATCTCCGGGGTGTAGACCCCGGTAAGCGGGTCGATCCACCCCTGCACCGTGAGGTGATTCCTCCACTGCGTGTTTCCGACGTTGACCGTGGTCCCGTCGGCGTTCGTCCGATTGATCTCGTACCAGTCAGCCTCATACGCAACGTCCCACGTCATGCACTCCGAGCAACCGCACTCCACTTCCTGGCGGAACGTCGAGCAGATCGGCCCGTCCATCGCGAACAGCGGCGGGAGCAGGCACGCGGCGATGACGACGGCGGCGAGCATCACTGCATCCCTCCGCCGGTCATGCTCGGGATCTTCGTCTGCAGCGCGCAGGCGAGCCCCGTCGTGGGACCGAGCCCGGGCACGTACGGCGCGTCGACAGTGCCGGTGCAGCTCGTGTCGCTGCCGTCCTCGCGGTAATACGTCGTCAGGTCGGGATCAGGGAGGCCGAGGACCTCGCGCATCTTGTCGAAGACGAAGTGCACCGTGCGGTTCCCGCCGGTCGACGGCGCGGTCCATCCATCCTTGCCGAACACGAATCGCGGGCCGTTCCGGGTCTGCCCCTCGTACACCCCCTGGGTCCACGAGCCGTGCCAGAACCAGGAGTACGAGTTGGCGCCGTTGGAGGCGTATGCGTTGATGATCGCCGTCTCGATCGTCGTCCTCTCACCCGTCGTGAACTCGCCGGGGTGCTCGTACTCCGAACCATCGGGAGACGAGTCGTACCGCTCGATCTCGTTCGTCATCCGAGGCTTCGTCGACGACAGCCCGCCGGAAGGCCCTCCGGTGCCGTGCCACAGTTGATAGTCGAGGCTGCCGGTCACCGCGTAGGGCGTGCTCCCCAGCGTCGAGACGGAGCACGGTCGCGTGCTCACCTCGTGCCACCAGGTGCACAGCTGGTTCGCGTTCGCGAGCCCGGCTTCGAACACGGGGGCGGAGTCAAATCCGCCGTGGCCGTGCTCGTTGCATCCGTCGACGATCACGTGGTCGTAGTCTTCCGCCTCGACCCAGGTTCCGAGGTCCTTCAGAGCGCTCTCGACCATCACGTTGGTCGTGAGCCACCCGCTCTGGCCCTGGTAGAACGCCACCAGCTGGGCCGCCTGGCCGCGGGCGTCGGCCGCCTCGAGGAACGGGGCGAGCCGCGCCTTGCATTCCGCCTTCACGCGGGCCTTCGGCGTGCCGGCGTCGTTCCACGGCTCGAAACAGTCGTACTGCTCGGCGTCGTGCGGTGGGTTCATCCCGGTCGATCCGGTACGGCCGCCCTGGAGGCTGACGCCGATGATGAGAACGCCGTGGACCTTCATGGCGGTGAGGTTGGCGATCAGCGACGTCATCACCGCGTCGTCGGGTCCCCACAGGGCGTTCGCCGCTCGGATCCCGTACATCGGGCGGACGACCACGGTGTTGATCGTCCAGTCGGTTCCGCTCGTGCCGATCACGGTCGCCGACCCGAACGCCATCGGCGCCAGGAGAAGGGCGAGCAGGGTTGCCATCAGGGTCTTCATGGCGCGGGATAGTTTTCGAGGGCGCTGCATTCGAAGGGAGGCTCCGTCGCCGTGCTCCAGACGATCGCCTGGTCGTATGCGATTGTGCCGACCCACTTGTAGGTGTTGTTGTTGCCGAAGGTCATCTTGTTCGGCGACGCCGCAAGCCACGCCGGCATCGTCGCCGCGGCGTTCTCGGCGACGAGCGTCTCGCCGAACCACAGCCTGAGGATGTCGGATCCGGAGGGCTGCGAGCAGTCCCACGCGGCGCGCACGTAGGTCCAGGTGTCCGCGGCGATCGCCGACGACGACGGCCCGGTCGTTGGATACGGTACCGCCTGCGACGCGCGCCGCGAAAGGAGCTCGAACTTCCCCACGTCCCCCGCGCCAGCAATCCCGCGGATGTCGATCCGGTCGCCGCTCGCGGAGTCGAGGCGGAACAGCCACATGCCGCCGAGGTTGTTCCACGCCCCGGCCGACCACCGGAACCAGAACGCGACGCTTCCCGTGCATCCATTGACGAGATCGTTGTTGGCGACGACGAACTCGGCGGTCTGCTTGTTGCTGGCCTGGGTGCTCACGAGTCCAAGGATCCCGAGCGTCGCGTCCCCCTCGGCGCTCGAGAGGGCGAGACGCGTGAGCGCAGGGGCTCCGTTCGCCCCCGGTGGGAAGTAGTCTCCGTTCCCCGACTCCAGAACGGCGCTCTCGATGCGCCAGTACAGAGTCATGCCGGCGGCGGTGCACCCCGTCGCGGGCGGAGCATCGCCCGTGGCGTTGAAGAGAACGACCCCGGCGAGAAGTGCGGCAGGGATCATGGGATCGAATACTCCAGGCAGAGCGTGAGTCGCGTGGTGAGCGCCGCGGGGGTCCCGATAACGACGGAGAGGAGTCCGTTGTCGGCAATCGACGTGTTGGCGATGGGCGTGCAGTCGACGCCAGCCGAGGTGCAGCTGCAGGCGCCGGCGATGTTGCTCCCGCCTTTGTGCTTGAGCGTGACGGCCGTGGTGCCGGCGGTATCGGTCTCGCACCAGACCTGCGTCGCGGTGCTCGCCACGTTGGCCCGAAAGATCGAGTCGAGCGTGACGGCGGCGAGCCCGTCTGCGTCGTAGAAGTACCAGCACTCCGGCGGGGGCGGAGGCAAGGGCGCCAAGTCTGCCTCGTCGTCGAGACAGTCGTCGGGGATCCGGCCCTGGGCGTTGACCTGGCAGTCGCGGTTCACGAGGAGATTCGTGTTGCCGAGCGTGAGCCGCCACCGCGTGAATCCGTCCGCGTTGTAATCCGTGTCCTCGTAGAGCGTCCAGGTGGACCCGCTGGTGTTGCTGGCCGGAACGTCGATCCCACCGAGAAAAGTCTTGAGGCCCGCGAAGGTCTGGTCGCCTGTCGTCACGACGCCCGCGGCAACGTCGCTCGCGGGCGCGAGCTTCGACCCGAGGATCCCGGCGCCCGCGGCAACGTCAGCGTTGGTGACCGTGCTCTTGGTCGCCAGGTCCCCGAGGCCGATGGCCGTCCTCTGGTCGGCCTCGGTGGCCGCGCCGACGACGGCTCTACCGACGAGGGTAAAGTCGGCGAGGGCCGCGCTGCCGGGACCGTTGTAATACGGCACCTTGTTGGCGGCCGAGGTCAGGGCAGCGATCGGGGAAAGCTCCGAGGTGTCGAGTGGCTGCTTATTGCCGATCTGCGTTTGAATCGGGCCGGTCACCCCGTCCACATGATTGAGCTCGAGGAGACTCGGGAGCAGCGAGAGTCCGCCGATGGTGATCGTCGTCGGGAGCGCCGCCGTTCCCGTCAACACCGGGTTGAGCGAGGTCGCCCTGGCCGTGATCTGCGCCTGGATCGGAGATGCGACACCCGCGACGTGATTCAGCTCGGCCCCCGTCGTCGTGACCGCGGTCGCGCCGAGGGTTAACGACGGGACGGTGACCGGGCCCGTGAACACCGCGCCATTGAGATTCGCCTTCGCCGTGAGGTCCGACGTCTTGGCCACGTCCGCCGCGACCTTGGCCGCGGTCACCTTGTTGGCTCCGATCGCCCAGTTCAATCCGCCCGCGCTGACAACGATGTCTCCCTTGTCGCCGTCCGAAACGCCGCCTCCACCCGTTTGGTCGATCGCGCACTGCCAGCGGTTGGTCGTGTCGTTCCAGCTCGAGATCAGTCCGGTCGTGCCGCAGTCGAGCGCGAGGAAGTCGGTAAGAAACTGGACGATGTCCTGCTTGTTACCGATCTGCGTTTGAATCGCGGAGGTGACGCCGACCAGGTAATTCATCTCGGTTCCCGTGGCGTTCACCGTGGCCGAACCGATCTTGAACGCGGGCGAAGGCGGAAAGATCGGCAGGCCGAGGAACGTTGGGCTGTCCAGGTTGGCCTTCGCGCCGAGGTCGGTGGTCTTCGCAATCGTCGCGTCGACCGTCGTCGACGACACCGATCCCGCCTTGATCGTCCACACCGTACCGCCGCCGGTGATCACGATGTCGCCCTTGTCGCCGTCGGAGACCCCTCCCCCGCCCTGGTCGTCGACCTGGCACTCCCACCGATTCGTGCTGTCGTTCCACCCGTTGACGAGCCCGGTCGTCCCGCAGTCGAGCGCGAGGAATGCGGTCAGGAGGGCGCTCGCCGCCTGCTTCGCGTCCAGCTGGTCCTGGATGTTCGACGTCACTCCGTCGCTGTAATTCAGCTCGGCGCCGCTCGCGTTCACCTGCGTGACCCCGATCATGAACGGCGACTGGATCGTCACGATGCCGCCGAAGATCGGCCCATTGAGGTTCGCCTTCGCTGCGAGGTCCGCCGTCTTGGCGACCGTCGCGTCAACCTTGGTGGAGTTCACCGAGCCCGGATCGATGACCCATGTGGCCCCGCCCTGGCTCACGGTCACGTCGCCCTTGTCGCCGTCGCTCAGGTCGCCGCCGGGCCCGCCGGTGGAGCAGTTCCACGACCCGGCGACGCAGCGGCAGTTGGCCCCGGTGTCGACGCCGTAGTAGGCAGGGTCGGCGGCCGAGCACGAGCCGACCGGGGTGCTGATGGTCCACTTCACGAATGGGCCCGTGGTGATCCCCGGGGCGACCTGGAGACGCACGACGCTCGCGGAGTCAATCGGCGTTCCCGACGATGGGATCTGCCACTTCTCGGACCAGCTGCCCCAGGTCGGAGCGGTCGTCTGGACCGTGACCTTGTAGTAAGTCCCGGCCGGCGTGATGTTCGCGTTCGGGACGAGCGCGAGCGTGAACCCGGTCCCGGTGATGGCCGAGGTCGACTTCAGTCCAACCGCGACGGCGGTGGCGCCATCTGCCACCGTGCCGGGCTGCGAGAGCTCCGCGGTGATCGTCCCGGCAGTGACGTTGGTCCCCGAGGGCGTGACGACGCGGAACGCCACCGTCGTCGTCGAGGGCGCCGCCCACGCAACAAACGATGCGAAGAGGAGCACGAGAACCCCAACGACCGCGCGACGCATCAGTAGACCTCCGGGACCTTCATGTTGTGGGACAGCAGGCCGTCGGCGATGAATGTGTGGGCCTCGTCCACTGTGATCTTCACCACGACCCCGATGCCCCATGCCAAGACGTCATGCACGACTCCTGGCACATCTCCGTCAATCACGTCTCCATGATCCAACGTCTCGACGGCTCTCCATTCGCCGGAAGCAATACGCACCCGGTGGCCGACGGAGAAAGCAGGCCCGCGACCGTCTTTCAGACGGACCCGGATCAGCTGGGCGTCGGCGTACTCGATCGCCGTCACGGGGTACGCTCCGGGTTCCCCGCCGTCCTCCGGGATGGTCTGGACGAAGTCGCCGACGATCAACCGCCCCGCCTCGATCTGCATCCCTCGAGGAAGGCGGATCGGCACCCACACCGAAGGGCACCGGCCACCGCCGCCGCCGCCGCCGCCACTACCACCGCCGCTGCCTCCGGTGATTCCCGCGGGCCACGACGTCCCGTTGTCCGCGAGGACGCTCCCGTCCACCTGCCCGGTCGCGGCGTAGAAACAGTGCGTGTCGGAAGGCCCGTGGGCGTTGTAGAGCGTCACCTTCGCGGCGACGTATGCCGACGAAATGCTCGCGCTGTACATCTGTGCCGTGATGTAAGCGACGTTCGCCGCGTCGCTGTCGGTCCCCGGCACGTTGTAGATGCGGTCGGGGAGCGGGTGGTACGTCGTCATGATCTCGACGATCGTCGCGGTGGTCCCGGGGGTGCTCTGCCGGAACCAGACGACCTTGGCGAACCGCATCCCGTCGAGGTTGTCGCTGGCCGCAGTCGGCGCGAGCTTCAGCTCGAGGATCCCGATCTTCGCCGTCGTCAACCAGGTTCGCCTGGTTACCGTGAGGCACGCGATGTTCGGCGCCCCGCCGAGCGTCGCGGGGTCGCAGTTGCCGCGGTACCACACTCGAGAGGTGTCGAGAGCCCCCGAGTTGGCCAGTGCGTTGATCACGCGGAACCCAGCGTCGGGCTCCATGTGCCCGGTCATCACCGACCGCCGCAGGGAGAGCTGATCGATGTAGACCGCGCTGCCGCCCGCGTCGGCCGCGCGACCGATGCGAGCCTGCACCGCGACCGCGGTTGCCGGCGCCGAAGCGGTCAGGGAATCGATCGCGTAGACGCCGTTCGTCAGAGTGATCGCCTTGCTGGCCGACGAGATCAGGGATCCCGCGGCGCTGTACCAGTCGAGGTAGATCGTCACCGCCGCGGTTCCCGCGGACCTTTTCACCGCCGCGGAGAACGAGAAGTGGTCCTCGGCGAGGCACGGGACCTGGCGCGTGAATGTCTCGTCGACCGCCCCGGTGGATCCATCCCCGATCTTCCGGCACCAGTCGCCTGCGAAGGCGTTCGCCGCGTCCTCGACGAGCGAGTTCCCTTCGGGGTCCACGCCATCGACTTCGGCGCCGAGCTCGCTGTTGGCGTTCGGGACGAGGTTGTCGAGGTTGCTGGTCACGTTTCCCAGGCTGCCTCGCGCGATACGGAGGGGGTCTGGATTGACCGTGACGCTCCCCGCGCTGGACCGCCACGACGATTCGAGCTCGTTGTGGTAGATCGCCTGCACCGCAGCGTAGAAGGTGCGCGCCCCGATTCCGCTCGGCACCGCCAGGACGAACGTCCGGACACCCGCGGCCACCACCTGCGGGTCCGCGATGTACTTCGACTCGTCGTCGGGGTCTGTCCCCTCGTGGTACACGACCCGGAATCCAGCGAGGAGCGCGGCGGGGTAGGGAAGGGTGTAGGTCCAGTCGACCTTGGCGTATCGCAGGAACCGGATCACCGGGTCGCCGGTGGCGGGGTCCGCGCCGGCGCCCTGGTCGTCCTCCGAAGCCGTTCGCCGCGACTGCGTTCCTGATGTCCCGGGGACAGCGAGCGTCTGCGTGATCGTGCACGCGCTCGGCTTCGGCGGCACGTACTTCGCCGCGGTCGTCGTGAATGTGTGCGCGGTCACGTCCGAGAGGTCTTGCATCCCCCCGCCGTAGATGTTGAACGACTGCAGCTTGACCCAGAACTGTTCACCGATGCGCGAGGACGGGACCGCGTAGCGGAAGATCGCGTCGTCGAGCCGAGCGAAACCTGAGCCCGAGGCGTGCGATCCGATCGTCGACCCGTGGGTCCCGCGGCGCAGCTTCGTCAGGTTGTACGCCAGCGTTCCGGTGAGCGCCGCCGTCTCGAACGCCAGGAACTCCCCGTCGACGAAGCAGAGGGTGACCAGGTCGTCCTTGTCGTCGACAGAACACGACACCAGGGTTCCGGAGTTCAACGCGACCGCGAGCGTGTTCGTCTGGTCGTCCTGCGCGCCGCTGGCGAGGGTCGCGGTCAGCGTCCCGAAACGTGCCTTCGCCGCGACCCTTCCGACCTTGGTGTATGTGGCGTTGTCGAACGAAACCCACACGTCGCAACCGCCCCACTGCGCACCGCCCGAGGTCGCCAGCCAGACCTCGGGGTCGCCGCCGTCAGTGAGGAGGCTCGGGGCATCGAAGATCAAAGGATCGGTCGCGTCGCCGGGGTCGACGTCGACGTTGGTGGCGTCAGGGTTCGTGCCCTGCGGGGTGTAGAGCGTCGCCGTCGCGACACCGGAAGGCCACTCCTCGGCGCGCACGTCGAGGGCCCCGTCCGCGTCCTCCACCACCTCGATGATCTTGACGACGCGATGATCGAGGCCGAGAACGGGATCGGTCAGCGTCACCAGGTCCATCGGCTCGAGCAGGGCGTACTTCCACCCGAGCCGGAATCGGTACGTGTTGCGGCAGTAGACGTTGCGCTGCGCCTCGATCCTGCTGATCTGCAGCGCGTGCGCGGCGCGCGTGATGCAGTGGAGCGAGACTACCTGGCTCTTGCGGATCCCGGCGGACTCGACGTCGACCGGGTCTGCGTCCTCGACGACAGACGGTGCGTAGTACTGGTCACGGTTCGCGAACTCGACGGGCACGCAGTTGAACGCATCGGACGGCGAACCGCGCTCGATCGTCACCGGATCGTCGCTGCGGGCCGACAGGAAGTCGTCGGGCCCGAGGTCGTAGGCCGGCGTGGTGATCGGGGTGTAGGTGGCGCCGTTCGCGGTGAGCGGCGTGTCTCCGTTGGGGATGATCTTCAGGACCCCCTGCGACCACACCGCCTCCGAGTTCGTCGCGCGGAGTAGTTCTTCCAGGTGAGCCAGCGCAGGCTTTTGCTCGGCGAACACCGGGGATATCCACATCCCGAATGCCGTGCAATACGCGCGGTATCGCGCCAGGTCGCCGATCCGCGCCGGCGACCAACCCGCTCCGTAGAATTCGTTGGTGAGAAAGTCCGGGATGATGTCCGCGGGGTGCGCATCGTAGTTGTCGCCCGCGATGACAAAGAATCCCTTGACGTGGAATGAGTAGTTCGAGAGGGATCCGGTGTTCCCGAGGTCGCACAGCGCAGCGGCCGCGATCGCTGTGCCGGCGTAGCCGAGCGCCTCGCTCGGGTGAGCACTGGTGAGGTAAGACCACGGGGCCTGGTCGCGAGCTCCGGTGAGCAGGGTGAATCCGTGGAAGTCGAGCGAGCCATACGCCTTGTCCTTCCATAACGCATCGACATCGATCGGCCCTTCGGCGATCGCCAGCATGATCGCCGCGGTGTACGTGTAGTTCGTCTGCGTGATCCGAGTTCCGCCGCCGCCCTTGCCACCCTGCTGCGTCTCGTTGTGCTGGGTCGCGGTGAAATCCCTGTACCAAATCAGGTTGCCCGAGACGCGGTTCGATCCGTAGACGATCGGGACGACCCCGCCGTAGTTCGACGTCTGGATCTGGATCTCCGCGATCTTCGCCTGATGGATCGCGACCGGCTTGGACGAGCCACCCATCAGACGGCCCACACCGACCACCACCCGACGAATCGTTGCGCGAGAGCATGGTTGGCCTCGGCGTCGTCAAGAACCACGCCGAGGCCGAGGAACGAATGGATGATCTGCGGCCACTTGACGACGATCGCGCCGTGCGAGATGCATCGACCGTAGCGGTACAAGACGATGTCGCCGGGTTGCGGGTTGTCGTAGATCCGCTTGGCGTAGCGGTTCACATAGCCGAGGTACCGCTCCTCGGATCGGTGCAGGTGCCAGTCGTGGGGGTACTCGTCGGTTTCGAAGGCGGCGACCACGCCAGCCTCCTCGAACACCGCGGCGACGAACTGACCGCAGTCGACGCCGGCGCCCTTCACGCGCGCGTGATGGTGATGCGGCGTTCCGAGCCAGCTCATGGCCACAGCGACGACGCGCTCGCGATCGACCATCTGGTTACCGCCCGGTCTCGGGTGTCGGAATGTAAGGGAATCCTCTGAAGTGAATGAGGTTCAGCCAGAAGCTCTCGCACGTCGATCGCTTCTTGTCGCAGCCGGGGCTCGCGGTGAACGTATCGCCGGCTGCCGGCGATGCGGGGAGCGGCATCGCGAGCGTGAACGTGCCGCCCGAGAACGACTTCACGGCGCGCTTCGAACCGGCCGCAACGCCCGAGGTCATCGTGAGAACGCCGAGCTTGAAGTACTCCGCCGACTGCCCCATTGCGGATGCGATCACCGTGGTTGTCGGCGTCCCGGTCGCGCTCCCGACGAAGGTGAACGACGCGCGGTCGATTCCGCAACCGGCGTCGTAGAGCGCGTGGGAGCACTGCGGCTGGTATACGGTGTGCGGCATCGCGATGTTGAGCAGCTCGAGATCGCTCTTGACCGTGACCCGAATTTCCGTCGATGAGGGATCCACGCCGGCCACGGCGCCCTCAAACAGGATGGTCGCCCCGAGCGACGTATCGCCCCAGGTCGGCATCACGACGCGCTGCAGGAGCACGCGCGCCCGGTCCAGGGCGCCGTTGGCCGCTGCCATCGTGATCGGTATCCCGAGAAACTGCGTCGAGTCCCCACGCAGGATCGTCACGTCGAGGGTGTCGACCGCGAGCCCCGCGACCACGCGCGTCTTGCCGCGCTTCAGGAGGGGGCCCACGCCCGAGAACGTGTTTCCGTCGAGGACGATGTCCGTGTCGGCCGCGGACCACCGGTAGACCGCCCCGGTCGCGAGGGTGATGGTGTAGAGGTCGGCCATCAGGTACGGGCCGCCCGCGTTCATGTGGGCGATCAGACCAGCGCTCGCCGACTTCAAGGCTTCACCGAGATCAGTTCGACGGTCTTGGTCTCCCATATCTGGTTGACGACCCGCTCGGCCTCGATCTCGTCGGACGCCAGCCGGACCCGGCGGTAGTAGGAACCCGTCCACGAGAGCGAAGCACCCGCCGCAGGGGCGACCCCGAGGGTGACGGTGCCGTTGGCGCCGAGGGTGTAATCCGTCACCGTCACCGCCGCGCTCGTGGTCTTGATGTACGACGTTGCGGCGATCCCGATCGCTGGGTATTCGATCTGAGCGCCCCAGGCGTAGATTCCCGAGATGCCGTCGCCCGCGTAGGTCACGGCGCCCGCTGCGTTGACGGTCGCGATCCGGACACGCGTCTGAACCGCCCCGGATCCGCTTGAAGCGCTCATGATGCAGCGGTACCAACCGCCGCCGATGGATTCGATCGTTCCGAGCGCTCCGCCGTTCTGCGTCTCGACGACCCCGGTCACGAGGTTGTACCGGACGCCGGGATATCCCCCTGCCTTGTCCGCGATGAACAGATACCCCTTGGTCCGCTCCCCCGCCTTCAGGTAACACGAGTAGACGACCGACTGATTCGACCCGACCGTGAAGTCCTGTCCGATGCGATGCTCCGCCGTTGCGGAGTCCTCTACGATCTTGTCCGCCGTCTCGGTGCCGTCCGGCGCCGTCGTCTCGTTCGTCTCCATCGAGCAGTTCGACGTCGACCACGGCGACGTTCCAAGCTCCTCCGAGCGGAGGAGGTTGTTCGTGCGCGGGGCCGGGGAGAGGGTGCGTGCGCCGATCGCGTCTGCGAGGAACAGTTGGGCCCCGGGGGCCGGGTCGTACACCGGTTCGAACCCATCGCCGATCGCCGGCCAGTACGCGGGCGCCGCCGTCACGGCAGCCGTCGTCGTCGCGATGTACCGCGTTGCGAGGACCCCTTCCTCGTACTGCGCGCCCCACGCGAGCAGGTTCACGGAGTCCGCGTTGCCGCGCGACCCGTGGATCAGGAACACGAGCGCGCCCGTCGCCAGCGTCGCCGTCCAGGGGGAGGAGAACCGCTGCCAGGTCGGCGTCACGGTGATGTTCCCGCCGCTTCCTCCGACCGCCTCGAGCGCGATGATCTTGCTCGTGCCGTCCGTCGTCCGCAGCCATACCGACGCGACGTACTGCCGACCGATGACCACCCCTACGGACTGCGTGACGATGGAATAGTCGGCGACCGACGTCCCGCCGTTGAGGCGGAGCTTCACGAGGTCCGCCGTGATCGTCCCGTCCGGAGCCTCGCCGAAGTTCGCAACGACGGATGCCGCGGTGGCCGTTCCCGCCCCGCCCTTGGTCCACGAGGCGTGGTCGAACTCCTGCGACCGGAGAACCATGTTCTTGCGCGGCTTGGTGTACTGCGGCCACGATCCGAGGACGTCCTGCACGGTGACGCCGAGGGTCCGCTGCAGCTGGAACGCGGTTGTTGCGTTGTTGCCAACACCGAAACCATGGTTGGTGACGGCGTTGTCCTCCGGGTCGGAGAACAAGAACGAGTCGTACTGTCCGGCGTGCCTCGCGATGAAGTTCGCCATGCGCTGGAATTCGTTGTGCGCCGACGCCGAGCGCAGGAACTCGAACGAGAGCCCGTACCTGGTCCGCGGCGCGGATTGCCACGTCGCCCGAAGCTCCCGCCCCGAGGCCGTCGTCTGGACCTTCGTGGCGAACACGGGGCGCCGCCGCACGTTGATCTTGACGCCGGGGAGGGACGGGAAGATGAGCGACGACATCAGAGCAGGGTCCCGACCGCGTCTCTCCATGCCGCGCCGTCGTAGATCGCGATCTTGTTCAGCGTGCTGTCGTAAACCATCTGGCCGGCCACGGCGAAGGATTCGACCCGCTCCGACGTGCTGAAAACCAGAAGGATCGACGACGAATCTCCGATCGGCTCGACCCACGCGGTGCCGTTCCAGAAGACCGGTCGATTGAGCGACGTGTCGAAGATGAGTTGTCCCGTCTGGTTTCCCTCGAGCGGAAGGTCGGCCGTCGCGCACGCAACGATCTCGCGCACCGTGCCGAGGGCAAACAACGCAGCGGCGACGCTCACGGGCAGCGTGAAGTTGCCGGCCTCGTCGGCGTCGTAGCGGACGCCTGAGATCGTGATCTGCCCAGCGCCGGGGTCGAGGCCGCGGACGACGCTCAATGTGTCGGCCATGGCTTACTCCGGGATCGTGACGGCGTCGAGGTCGACGATCGGCGCCCAGACCCCCGCGAGGATCCCGTACCACCGACCACCAACGAGCGTCACGGGCTGGTAGTTTCCCTCGACCCACTGGACCGTCAGTCCGTCGTAGCCGTGGATCCGCTTCGAGCAAATGATCTCGATCGTGTCGGAGACGCGGTCCAGGTGGAACGTGAGAACGGATCCGACGCGGGTGTAGTGGCTCTCCGCGTCTGTGATCTCGGCCACCTCATTCATTTCGGTGGAAGGGTCCGGCGTGGTGTTCGAGACCGAGCCGATCCCGACCACGTCGTCACCGAGGTCGATCGTGCCCTCGCTCGGGAGCAGGTAGCTGCGCGTGTCGACCGGGACGAACAGCAGGATCTGACCGGTGGTCAGCGCGCGCTCCAGCGCGACGCGGGCCCACGGGAACCCCGCGGCGGCTAGGCTGGGCGTCTGAGCGAGCATCGTTTCGCCGAGCTGCGTGACGATCTTCTTCGCGTCTGCCTCGACGTCGAAGACCTCCTGACCGATCATCTCCTCGGTGATCTGGCCGCTCTGCTGCAGCACGCCAGCGTCCTCGATCGGGACGTACCGATGCAGCTCGCGCACGACCTCCTCGGGGATCTCGTAGTTTCCGTTCGAGTCGGGCTGGTAGGTCTTCCCGGCGTATTCGAGGTTCCCCACGCGGGGCCCGCGAAGTCTCACGATCATGTCCGACATGGTTTCTCCTTACGAGAATCGCGGGCCGCGCCCGTTGCGGACGAGGTCCCGGAACACTCTGACCAGGGCCGAGTCGTTGTCTCGAAGCGTGTCCTCGAAACTGCGCGAGTCGATCGCGCTGATGTTCCAGTTGTTGACCTGCGCCGGGCCCGTCTGCCCCTCGCCGCCATCGGGAAGGTTCCGGATCTTGTCCGCCAGGTTCTCGGGCAGAACCATCTCCCTCGCGTGAAGCTGCGCCATCGGGTTCATGCCGGGCCCGAGGTCCCAGCCGCCGGCCGCGCTCCCGATGTTCGAACGGAACGCCAAGACGGCGCCGAGCACCGCGATCGCGGCCCCGATCGCGATCGCCCATCCCACGTAGGGGATCGCGGCGGCGGAAGATGCGGCCCCCGCCGCCGCCGTCGCGGCCTTCGCCCCGACCTCGGTCGTGGCCGTCGAGACCGTCGATACCGCCTTCGACTTCTCCACCGCCTGGTGGAACAGCAGCTCCTTTAGCTTGGCCCCGATGGAGAACGCGAGCCAACGGCCCCCTTGCATGATCCAGTCGGTGGTCATCTTCGCGACCGACTGCGCAAGCGAGGAGCGGATCGTTCCCCAGATTCCTTTCATCGCGTCGCTGAACCGGAGCGTTCCGTTGAGCATCGCCTCGATTCCCTGGCCCCATTTCTGCGCGATGGAATCGACCGTCGCGGCCATGAATTCCTTGAGCCGACTCATTTGCTGCCCACGGAGCTCGTCCATCCGCCCGCCGTGCTCGAGCTCCAAGCCTTCCATCTCGAGGATCAGGAGCGCGCGTTGCTCGGTGGTCAGGCGATCGTCTGCGAGCTGCGCATCGATCCCGGCCCGGCGGATCTCGTATTTCTGTTGTTCGAGCTTGGCGAGCGCTTCGATCTCCTTCTGTGCCGAGATCTCATGCATGGCCGCGCGCCGCCGAATGGCTTCGGCCTCGAGATCGATCGACAACAGTTCGATCGACTCCCGGGCCTGCGCGAGCTGGAGCGCCGAGGCCCGACGATTGAGGTCGATCTCGTGCTCCATCGCGGCGAGCTTTTGCCTGGCGGCCAGGACTTCCTTCGATCCCTCGCCGTGGATCCGGGCCTCCTCGGCGACCACCTGGCGCTGGTACGTGAGGCTGGCCTCGGCCGAGATCCTCGCGTCGTCGCGCTCCATCTCGATCGCGGCGATCGCCTCCTCGTGGATCGCGCGGGCCAGTGCGCGGCGGGCGGCGATCGCCTCCTTCGAAGCGGCGCCGTGCAGCCGTTCCTCCTCCGAGATCACCTGGCGCATCAGGGCCAGGCGTTCCTCGGCGGTCCGGCCACCGTCCGCGATCTCGGTGGCGAGCGCGGCGAGGCGGTCGTCGTGCTCTTGCGTCGCGGCGTCCTTCCGAAGCCGGTTGACCTCGCCCAGGACCGCGCGGTACGCGCTGGTCCCCTTCGTGGTCACGGCGAGCTTCTCCTGCCAGAACGCGAGCTCGCGGGCGCTCGACCACGTGTACCAGTTCTCCTCCCGGGCCTTGATCTCCTCGAGCGCCTGCTTCCACGCCTGGACGAGCTTCCCGCTCTTGTCCTCGACCTCGGGGGGCTCGACGTTGCCGCCCTCGGAAACAGTCGACGGCTTACGCTCCGGGGGGTTCCAGATCGCGAACGACTTCTGCCCCACCGAGGCCCACGTGGCAGCCGTGCTCTCGGCGGCGGTCTTCCACCGCTCCTCGATGCTTTCCGCCCCGGCCCTGAACGCGTCGACGGCCTCCTGCAGTTCCCCGCGCGAAATCGCGTTCAAAGACTTCGCGAGCGTCTCGATCCAGTCGCCGATCGTCAGCACGAGCGCGCCGAACACCTGCGTGATGGTGGAGATCACGCCCCACAGGACCAGGAACGCCTGGATCACACCTTTGATCGCCGTCGAGATCCCGGTGGCAGCCTCGGGCCCGGTTTCCCCGAGCCACTTTCCGAGCTCAATCAGTGTCGGCAGGACCGCGTTTCCGATCTGCACCTTGAGACTGAGGAAGACGTCCTGGACGTCGTCGAGCGCCTCTTTGTACGCTCGCGCCTGGGCGACGCCCTCGGGCCCGACGATCAGGTGGAGTTCCTCGGCCGCGACCCGCGCATCCTCCATCCGCTCCTTGCTCAGACGGAGCAGCGGATCGACCTCGGCCCACCCTCGGCCGAACACCTTCATGCCGGCGACGTTGCGATCTGTCCCGGCTTTCAGTCCGTTGAGCGCCGCGATCGCGTCGGTCATCAGGTCCGTCGTCGGGCGCAGCTTCCCGTGGACGTCGGTTGTCTCGATGCCCAGCATTCGGAGGCCGTCGGCGCCGGACGCAAGCTGGCGCGTCATCATCGTCGCCGCTTTGGTGTAGACCGTGGTCTCGATTTCGAGATCGTCGAGCGCCATCGCCAGGACGCTCGCCTGCTCGTGTGTGACTCCGATCGATCGCGAGAGCTTGTCGATCTGCAAAGTCCAATCGAGCGTGGAGGTGATGGCGTCCCGAAACAGCTTCCCGCCTTGGAGGATCGCCACCATGGCGACGAACGGGCCGGCGAACTTGTCGAACGCGGTGCGCAGGCCGGCGAACGCGCCCGTCATCGCATCGGTCGACCTCTTGACGGCGTCCGAGGCGCCCACCATTCCCTGGACGACCCCGCGGATGTTCGCCCCGACCTCGACGTCGACGTTGTTGTCTGCCATTACCGACCCTGCCCGAACGCAGCCAGGATGGAGGCCACGTCTTCCTCGGAGGCGTAGGTGGTCTCCTTCGGCTTCGATTCAATGCCGAGGTACGCCGCGACCATCAGGTGCACCGGCGGGTTCGTGGACCAGTAGGAGATCATCTCGTACACCTGCGGCAGCGTGAGGCCGTCGACCTCGCGCCACGTCCAGCCCGTCGTCGTGATCAGGAGTCCGTAGAGGCCGGGCCAGTCGAAGCTCTCGACTCCTCCGCTTCCCCCGGTGCGCTCCGCGACAGGCCCGAGCCCTGGAGCACGGCGAGCATCACCGACTTCAGGTTCGCCATGTCCATCAGTTCCTCGACGTCGTCGGTGGTCAGGTCGGGGTAGTTCCGCACCATGGCGGCGTGCACGATCTCGACCACGACCTCGACCTCGTCGTCGGTCGGGATGTCTCCCATTGTTCGCAGCGCGCTGAGCCTGTTGGCCATCTTTCGCAGGGACTTCAGCGTGAGAGGCGGGACCACGAAGTCCCGCCCCCCGAGGTTCAGTCGAACGCCTTCGATGATCGCCACGATTAGGCCGCGGAGTATTCGTACAGGATGTTCCCGGCGTCGTCGGCGAACGCGTCGCCGTCCAGGTCCTGCTCGGTGTAGTCCTCGCTCTTGAACGGAAGCGCGAGCTTCGAGAGGGTCACCGCGGGGAACCGGAGGCCGAGGTCCTTGCCGCGGAACGAATTGAAGATCGTCACGCCGAACACCGTCCCGGACCCCATCAGCTGGTTCTTGTAGGTCAGGGTCGTGCCGGCCGCGCCGGCGACGGTGTACGAGTAGGAGATCCCGACCGAGTTGGTGGCGTCCGCGGTGGCGAAGGTGTAGACCCCGGTGGTGGTGTTCACGGAGTACTGCCCGGTGGCCGGGGCCGAGGCGACGCGCGTCATCAACTTGCCGCTCGTGAAGTTCACGACGCCGAGGTCCATCGTGAAGGTCGCGCCGTTGACGACCGTGATCGTGAACGGCGTGGACGGGATCACCCCGGCCTCGTTCTCGACGCCCTTGGTCTGGCCGGTCGCCGAGGTCGATCCGGCCAGCACCGCGGCGAAGATTGATCCGTCGATCTGCGCGTTCTTGATCTTGAGGCCGATCTTCCCGGCCGCGCGCGCGACGTCGACGGGGAACATGTAGGCGCCGCGAAGCTCCTTGATCGTGAACCCGACGTCGATCGAGCATTCCTTCAGCACGCCGAACTTGACCGGCGTGGGGTTGGCGCCCGAGGGGATCGCCGTCACGAATCCTGCGCCGAAGTTGTACTGCATGGCTCACGTCTCCTTTTGTGTGGCCGCAACCGCGGCGTTCGATGTCATGCGACAGCCAGCATCTCGACGGTGAACCTCGCCGCCGACTGACCGACGGCGACGCCCTCGGCGATCTGGATGCCCGAAATCCACGCGTACTGCACGAGGCCGCCGAGGGTCGTCTGGTGGCGTTCCTCGCCGCGGTTCTGGCCGGTTCCGGCCAGGTCCGCGGGGCGCCACTCCATCCCCTCCTCGATCGACTTGATCAGCACGTTGATCCGCTTTCGCGGGATGTCCTGGGCGTCGTCCGGGTCGCTGTGCACGTAGAGGTACAGCTCGGCCTCCAGCAGCCACCGCGGAGGAAGGCCGAATGCGTTGATCGGTGTCTGGTCCGACAGCGCCATGAACAGCGCCGGCTGCGCGGGGGGTTCGACGTTCTCCCAGTGCTTCAGCTTCTCGCTCATCGTGACGAGGCCGATGACGTCGGACTGGAGCCGCTGGAAGAGCGCGGTGTACGGGGCCTCGTGGTCGATCGCCATTTCACACCGCCGCGAATGCAGCGCGGAGAATCCGCCTCGGGATCTCCACGCGCATCTCGTCGAGCGAGGGGACGAGGAACGGGCGCGCCGCCTCCTTGCGCTCGGCCTGGTGGACGTGCGCGACGGGGTGCCGCGCGCCCGGCCAGAACAGCGCCTTCTTGTCTTTCGGGAAGATGTCGCGCTCGGGGACCGTGAAGCCGCGCTCCCAGGCGGCCCCGTAGTTCACGTTCGTGCCGACCGTGCCGCGGATCGAGTCCCCGAGGACGCGCACCCGCTGGTTGATCGATCGACGCAGCCGGCCGGATCGAACGTTCAGCACCTGGCCGGAGAGCTTCTTCTCCTTGACCCGGCGCTGGAGATCGATCGTGATCCGGCGCACCTCGCGCTCGACCGCCGCCCGGACGCGCGGGCCCGCGGACAAGAGCCGCAGCCGAACGTTCGCGGCGCCGACAATCTTTCCGGTGATCTCAATCACGCCGGCACCACGTTGCGAATGTCATTGATCGTGTCCGCGACGTCCTTCGGAATCCCGAGGGCGTAAGACACGTTCTGGCCTTCGAGGATCTTCGACGATTCACCGATCCTGGACAGCTCGCGGTACCAGCCGGCGGCGAGCCGGACGGCGGCGCGGGCCAAGAACGCGGGGATCTCCTGGTAACCGGCGTTGTAGACGATCGTCACGTTGCCGGATCCTCGGGGGAACAGCCCGCCCGAGCGCATCAACATCCGGCCCGCGACGCCCCATCCGGTCGCGGCCACGGCGACGCCGTCGACCGTCACGCTGGCCACCGAGTTGACGGGGTATTCGCGGAGCATGATCGCGGCCCCGCCGTTGCCGTGCCGAACCTCGGTGACATTGGCGGCCACGAGTGTCTTGCGATCGGCCTTGGCGGCGATCCACTCCGATGCCTGCGTGAGCAGGAGCGAGAGCAGGTGGTCCTCCGCGTTCGTTTGAACGCGGAGGACCGCCTTGAGCTCGTCGACCGTCGCCAGGTCGTTCTGCGCCACGGAGTTACTCGACGGTTTCCGTGAAGGTCAGACCGTGGTCCTTCGCCGCGTAGACGTGACCGCGGTCGATCGTGAACTTCCCGCCGCGGGCTTCGTACAGCTTGCCCCCGACACGGATCGCCGCGACCTTCGTGGAGTACATCGGCACGCCGACGACGAGACCGGGCCGCTCCGCTTCGGCCTCCGCGTCGGCTTCGGCCTTCAGCTTGTCGGCCCGGGCCTTCGCCTCCGCGTCCTCGACCGCCTGGTCGTGCCTCGCCTCGGCCGCGGCATCGGATTTGTCCTTCCTGTCGATCATCTGGATTTCCTCCGAATGAGGCGGGGACCGAAGTCCCCGCCCCGGTTACGGTCAGTCCTTGGCGATGTTGGTGAGCACGGCGAAGGCGGGCGGGAAGTAGTTCTGCAGCACGCCGTCCATATAGACGCCGTACTCGTATTTCCGGGACCGCAGCGGCCACTCGAGCTGGTAGTAATCGCGGCGGAGCTTCATCTGGACGATGTTGCCGACGTTGCTCAGCGGGTACGGGATCTCGGACGAGTAGAACAGCATCGTTCCCGCGGGCATGTTGGGGTGGATCTCGATCTTGATTGCCGTCGCGCCGCCGGGCGCGAACTTGTTCAGGTAGGACGTGACGAGCATGCCGCCCGACAGCCCGTCTTGCCTCGCCGTGAAGTTGAACCGGAACGCCGGGCTGGACGAACCGGCCAGCACCTTCTGCGTGATGCTGTTCGCTTCCTGCGCGGACACGTAGATCGTGTCCGGGCTCAGGCGGAACTGATCCCAGAACGACTGCATGATCGCGTCGATCTCGACCACGCCGCCCTTCCCGTCCGCGGTGAGAGGCGTGCCGGTGCCGGCCGTGCCGGTCGCCATGCGGGCGACGAGCGATCCGGATCCGTCCGTCCCGGTCGACTGGAAGATCGTGCAGGTCGCTCCGATGACCGCGACGGTGGAGAGCGAGGCTGAGGCGCCGCCGTACACCTGCGTGATCAGTCCGTCGTAGACGAGCGCGTTCTTCGACTGGTCCGAGGCGGGGTGCGCGCTCGCCAGCTGCGCGGCGCCGTCCGAGTTCGCGGTGAACAGGGCGGAGTTGATCGTGGTGATCTTGTTGAGGCGCTCGGCGCCGGCGGCGCCGACGTACCACGCGTAAGCCACCGCGCCACGCACCGGGGCGACGGTCGCGGAGATCGAGAGGTTCCCGGCTGCGGCCGTCTGCGCCGAGGCCACGGACTTCTGCCCAGCGCCGGACCCGTAGGTGTCGCTCGACCCGTCGGCGTTGGTGCGCGACACCGGACCGACCGGAACGCCCGAGGCGGTCACGGAGGCGGCGAGGTAACCCTGAAGCGTGAGCGCGATGCAGATCACGTTCGTGGCCTGGGCGGTCAACGCGCCGCCGGCGACGAGCGCGGTGGTCGGGGTCGGCGTGGTGCCGAGCGCGATCGACGTGTTCCCGCCGAGGTCGAGCTTCTCCTCGTAGATCATCAGCGAGCGGAGCAGGCCCTGGACCGCCCGCGCCTTGACGTCGTCGAACCCCTGGGCGGACCAATCCGCCTCGAACGTCACGTAGTCTTCGAAGCCGATCCCGCGGTACGCGGCCATCTTGTCGACGATCGTGGTCGAGATCACGCCGCCGCGGTTGCCGTCGGAGACGCCGCCCTCGAGCATTCCGGTGTTGATCCCGGTGATCGCCTTCCAGTTGATCGCCGTGCCCTTGCCTCCGCCCACGCGCGCGATCCGGTTGCGGAGCGGCGTGATGACGGGATAGAGGGTCTTCGCGGGGGCTTCGAGGTCGTAGTAGTTCAGACCCGTCGTCGGCGACGTGGGCTGCGTGAACGCTTTCGCAAGTTCCTCCGCTGCGCCCCTGTCGGGGTTCTGCTGGGCCAGCTTGATCAGGTCCAGCACTTCGGCCAGAGATCCGGGCACCATGTTTTCCTCCTGCCTTTGCGCCGGGGGTTAGGCCCGGTCGAGTGAAATGAAGGGGCGGGCTCCGCCCCGGTGGACCTTGCGAATCGCCTCGTGCGTGTCCTTGGGATCGACCTCGGGGGTGACCGTGCCGCCGCCGGTGTCGGCGGCCTTCTCGACCGGAACCGCGCGCAGGAATCCCTTGGATCTACCGCGACTGATCGCCTCGTCCAGTTGGGTGCGAAGCGTCTGGTGCTCTTCGTGGAGCGCCTTGTACGCCTTGGCCAGCGTCTCGTTGACTTCCTGGAGCTTCGTGATTTCCTCGGCCTTGGCGATCGGCTCGGCCGGCGCGGGGATCAGCGGGATGAGATGCGGGAAGATCGCCTTCGCGAGCTTCTCGAAGTCGATCCCGGCGAGCGGATCGGCGGGCGGCTTCGTTTCGTCGATCGCCTTGGCAACCGTCTCGGCGACGGGCTTCTCTTCCATCGTCTCCTCCTTCTCGAGCTTGCAGAGTTCGATGACCGCTTCCGGGTTGGCCGGGCGATCGACCAGGGACACTTCGGTCAGCGAGAGCTTCTCGATGCGTCGTTTGTCGGTGGCGTTGCGGCCGCCCTTCGGGACCTTGCCGCCGATCGAGAACCCCTTCAGGACCGGGGGATCGGTGGAGAGCTTCTTGATCGTCCCGGCGTCGACGATGAGAGCCTCGAACCTCGTCCGTCCGTCGTCGTCGACCTCGGCGTACAGAGCCGTGCCCGCGGCTATCGCCCCGTGCATCTCGCGCACCGCGCCGAACCGCATGTAGTCAGGGAGCGCATCGCGCATCGCCTTCGCGGTGACGACGTCCCCGTCCGAGTCGGGGATCTCACTGGAGACGACGCCGCTGACCTTGAGGGTGCCGTCGTCCAGGCGCTCAGTCTTCGAGAACTCTCCGAACAGCCGGAATCGCTCAACCATGCGCTGTACTCCGCGCACGTGAGCCGTGGCACCGGCGTCTCGTGCAGACGCCGATTACCGTAGGACCGATTTCAGGCCGTCTGTTGCTCCTCAGCAATCAGAACCGGGAGCACGTCGCACCGGCAATTACTCGATATGATGCCGTTGGCGGCATACCAGCCGCTCACCGTTTCGAGGTTGAAGACGTGTCCCGCAAAGTGATGCTTCCGAATGTCGACGATCTCTACGAGTCGCACGAGGCCGGCGAGACGGTGCAGTCGATCGCCGCGCGTTTCGGCGTTACGCCCAAGGTCGTCGTCCGGTGCTTCGCCGAGTCCGGATACAAGACCCGCACTTCGAAGCAGGCCAAGGATCGAAAACGCGGGTTCAGGGATTCCGACATCAAACGCCTCCACGCGCGATACGTCGCCGGAGAGTCCACCGTCGACCTGGCGCGTGAACTCGGGTGCCACAGCGCGACCCTGCGGAACGTGTTCGAGCGTGCCGGCCTCGCCCGTCGCTCCACCAGCGAAGCCGCTGTCGTTCAGGCCAAACGAGCCGGACCGGTCGCGCGAGCGCAACGCGCGGCCGCCGCTCATGCTGCCGTCCGCGGCAGGAAAGCGAGCTTCGCCGAAAGATGCCGCCGAGCCCTTGGAATGGAGGCCGCTGCCCGCCCCATGTCCGACGGTGAGCGCACGATGCAGGCCGGTCTCGTCAATCTTGGATTCCCGCTCGTTCGAGAGAAGGCGTGCGGACCGTACAACGTGGACTTCGCCGTTGGCGGATCCGTCGCCGTGGAATGCTTCGGCGGACAGTGGCATAACTCCGGACGGCACGCCGCCCGTCATCACCAGCGCATCCGCTACCTCCTCGATTCGGGTTTCGACGTGGTAATCGTCTGGGTCAGTGACCCGAACGGCCGCGCCTGGGTCAAGACAATGAACGAGGCGATCGCCAATCTGAAGCGCTCCGGCCGCGACCCATCCTCGCTCCCCGAGTATCGGGTGATTCGGTGTAACGGTGAGGTCGCCCACTCCGGGAACGCGAAGGACAACCACTTCCCCCTCAAACGCCCTCTGGAAATGGCGAAGCACGGCCGACGCCGAGACGATCGTTCCCGCGGCAAAGCAGTTCGGATGTAGAGGCGGATCTCCTCCCGGGAACTCGTCACCGAGAGGCACGATCTTTCCGGCCATTTCGAAGCAATCGTCGCAGGTGTCGCTCGGCGAGATCAGCCACTCCTTGCTCTCGACAACACCCGACGCCTTCCATCCGATCTGCGACCCCTTGACATCGGCGAAAGCCGTCTCGGTTCGCGCGATCATCTCGGCGCGGGAGTCCGAGAACGCCAGCGAGTCCGAGATCCGATCCGCGAGCTCGTCGTTGGAGATCCCCTCTTCGTATCCCGCGTTGACCAGGTCGCGGAGCTGCTCGCGCGTGGTCTCGTCGATCGCCCACTTGCCGTTGGGGTTCTCGATCAGCATGCCGTCCGGAAGCCGCCGCATCCCCACGAGCTCGGCCGCGTGCTCTTGCGCCCACGCGACGCCCTCGAGGTTGACCTGGTCGAGCAGCTCGTCGAGGTCCATGCCGACCGCCGCCAGGCCGGCCGTCCCGCCAAGAATCACGATCTCCTCGATCAGCGGACTTATCCGCTCGAGGAGCCCCCTGCGATCTTCCGGGGACGCGGCCAGGAGCTGATCGAGTTCGTCGAGCGTGAGATCGACCTTGGCGATCTTCTCGGCCCTCGCGCGAAGCGTCGCGACGATCCGGTCACGCTGCCCCTTGAGGTGCGCGCGGAAGATCGCCTCGAGGCGCCGGCTCAGGCGGCGGACGGAGGGGCGGTCTCGATCGATCGTCTCGCGGGCTTTTTTTTTACGAGCTCTGCGACGAGCGCCGCGGCGAGCTTGACCGCGCCTTCGTCCGCCGATTGAGACGGGGAGGACGCGGGTGCCACCGCGCCCTCCCCTCCCGCGACCACCGGGGGCGGGGGCCGAAGCTCTTCCTTCTGCGCTGGCGTGAGCGGCGGCATGCCGAGCATCACGCGGCCTTCGTCTTGCGTGATGATCCGTTTCTCGACGTACATCGAGACGACCTCGGCCTTGATCTTGGGGTTCGTGATCTCCTCGTCGTGGTACGAGAACTCCAGGTCGGGCACACCGAGGGCGCGCTCCAGGAGCTCGTCCATCATGTCCTTCCACGTTTGCTTGTACGGTTCGAGGCCCTCGGCTGCAGCGGCCTCGCGTGCGGTCTCCGCGGTCGCCCGGTTCGTCTGCTTCACGAGCGACTCCGGCGACAGCGAGAACGCGTAACAGATCACCCGCGAGAGCCACTCGTCGACCTCGCCCTTTAGCTCGGGGTTCTTCGTCTCGTGGGGCTGCATGCCGCCCGGGATGAACTTCGCGTGCCGGCGCTGCGCGGTGTTCCCCTCCATCAGCGTGTCCCACCACTCCTGGAACGTGCGAATCTGCTCCGCGTTCCACTGCTCAGGGACGCCGATCAGCATCTCGGGGATGTTGCCCTCGGTGAAATATTGGACGATGTGCAGTTGCCGGCGGAGCGCGATGTTCACAATGCCGACGACCTGTTCGACCGGCGAGAACCCGTAGATCCGGTTCGTTCGCTGGTTCCGCATGAAGTAAGTGAGCTCGTCGATCGTGTAGTCAACCGCGGGGACGCCCTTGAGCACCTGTTGGTACGCGGGATCGGGTGACATCGGGACGCGCCCGTCGGCGTTGAGGATCCGCTTGATCGTCGCGCCATCGATCGGTTCCACCAGCGCGCCACTGCCGAGCGAACGGTGGTAGACCGCCATCGCGTCGATCACGAGGCAGTCCTCGAGAAGCATCCGCTGCCACTGGCGGTAGGGCGTCACGCCGTCGGGCCTCCGCAGGAACTTCTCGACGGCGCGCGCGGTCGCGCCGCCGTCGCTGCCGTCACGCCCCGCGATAGTCCACTCCTGCAGCGCCATCTGGTCCTTGCGGGTCTCGATGGCGAGGCGCAGAAGATCGAGGCCGCCCTGGGCTGGGTCGGCGACGCGACGGAGCATCTCGAACGTGATCCCGGTTTCAGACTGCTCTGCGCGCGGGGTGTAGCTCGTGTTCACCGCGGTCGGGTAATCGAAGGCGCGGCCGGCCACCTGCTGCGCGACCGCCGGCACCGGCAGCCCGGGCCCGAACCATCCGTAGATCGCGCCACGCACGGCACCGGAGACGCGGTCGATCACCGAGCGGTTGATCGCGGTGGACCTCGCGTCTGTCTGACTATCGCGTGCCATTACGCGGCTCCCTTCTGGCGCTCAGCCATCTGCCGGTAGTAGTCGAGCAGCCCTGTCCCGTCCTGGTCGGAAAGCTCCGTCAGGGCCCAGACGTCGGCGTCGAGGCGGTCAGGAGATTTCTCGGCGGTCGTCGGGTCGTACTCACAGAGCTGGTCCTCGAGCTGCGGGAAGAATCCCACGTGGTGCACGCGGCCCTGCTCGTAAAGCGCCGCGATCGGTTCCGCGCGGATCATCTTGCCTCGCGTCGCGGTGACTTTCTTGTAGCTCACGTTCGCGTCGACGTTGCGGATCACAGCCTCGATCATGTCGCCGCCGTTATTCGCCTCGCCGATCACGCGATCGGCTTTGTGCTCGGCGTACGCGGTCACGGCGATCCGTGCCCATCCGTTCGGGCTGGCGATCAGCGAGCGATCGGAGAGCACGTAGAAGTGCGGCGGGTATTGTCCGTCCCGCCCGGCGCTCACAATGCCGCACTCGTCGCTGTCCTCGTTTGACGTGGCCGAGGGATCAACGCCGACGACAACGCGCACGAGCTGCGGCAGGGCCTCCAGCTTGATGCGGTGATCGTCGATGTTGGCGCGAGTCCAGAGAGCGTTCGGGTTGTCGTCGAGGATCTCGGCCTTGAGCTCCTGCCGCCCCATGCGCGTGCCTTCGTACTTCGTGATGATTGCGGAGAAGAACGCCGGCGCGAGGTTCGATCGATTCTCGTAGGTGGTTCCACGTGTGACATGCGTCGTCGAATCGGCGAGCAGCTCCTTCACGATCTTCGTCGGCTTCGGTGTCGTGGTGACGACGGCCTGCGGACGTGCGCCG